ATGTCGGCTTGCTCTGCCGACGTAAACATTGTACCACATGCCTGTTTTGCCCTAAATTCCGTCCACGTTTGGACCCCACCCACCGGGGAGGGCCCCGTGTGCTGCGTGGCGTGGCGGCGTGGCGCAGACAGTGTTTCGCACAACCGCTCCCCCGTTTTGTAAAATTTGCTACTATCTTTTGTCAAAAGTCAAGCCGTCAGCTTCACCAGCGCTTCATCGCCCCTCAAGCTCAATACACAACACCCCCACCCCCTATAAAAATTTCACCCCACGTTTTGTCCAAAGTCAAATGCCGGCTTTTGGGCGTAAAAAAGCCCCCGAGCGCAGCGCGCATCGGGGGCAACCCACAGGAGAGGAGACAATCGGCGTTGCACCAACGCCCGTTCCAAGTGTACAGTACGGCGCTACAGCACGCAACAGCCTTGAGCGAGCCCCATGTTTGAAAATCTCATGCGATTCGAGCCCGAGCCGGAGGTCATAGGCGACGCCCGCGACGTGGAAAACGTCTCGACAACAGACCTTCTCGGCGCTCAACTGAGCACGGCACAATGGTTGGACGAGTTGGGGGTGCCATCTGACGTAGAAGTGGACGCAAAACGGCAGACACAGGCGGCATGCGAAGCATTTGCAGCCCTTGCAGGGCTCGATTCTATCCCTGAACCGACCAAAAAGCTGACTAAAGCGGGCGAAAAGCAGGACGAAGCGAACAAAAAGAGCAAAGTGCTGGCTGTGCGCACACCTATGGGTGTGCATCAGCTGCACTCCATGATCAATGAGTATCAGTGGGAGTTCGTAGAGCAGGCAAAGGAGCTTCGTAGCTACACAGTGGCCAAGATTCTGGAGGAAACCACGCATCCCGACGCCAGAATTCGGCTCCGGGCGCTTCAGATGCTAGGCAATGTGACCGAAGTGGGCCTGTTCACGGAGCGGATCGAAGTCACCAAGAAGGACGCCACGGAAGCTGAGATCGAGGCGCGCCTGCGCGAGCGTCTGAGCCGCTACGCCATCGACGTGACACCCACCATGATCGAGTCAGCACCCCCGGCGCTCACACACAGCCCAGCTGAGACAGCCCAAGTGGTCGATCTGGACGCCGAGATCAGCGTCGTCGCGGAGCGCAGCAATGCTTGAGAGCCTGTCAGCGCAGGAAGTGCAGGCGCTGCTGGCCAATCTGGACAAGATGCCGCTTGCCGAGAAGCAGGCGGTGCTGGAGAGCCTCGACGAGCTTGAGCGCAAGCGCCGACTGCGCGAGTGCCGCGAAGACTTTCTGGCCTTCTGTCGGCACGTCTACACTGACTGGAAGGAAGGGCCCCACCACCGCTTCCTCAAGCCCATACTGCACAAGGTCCGAGACGGCTCTGAGCGCCGGCTGACCGTTTCCATGCCCCCGCGCTTTGGCAAGTCGGAAACCATTGCCTACCTGTTCGTGGCGTGGTATCTGGGGCACTTCCCACATCACCATGTGATGATGGTGACACACACGTCTGCCCTGTCGGCAGACTTTGGCCGTAAGGTGCGAAACCTCATAGGCAAGCAGGAGTACAAGGAGATATTCCCAGACACTATCGTGTCGGCGGACAAGTCGGCAGCTGACAGCTGGACGACAAGCAAAGACGGCAAGTACCTCGGGTTGGGTATCGGCGGCAACGTGGCGGGCCATGGCGCGCATCTGCTGATCGCAGACGACTTGGTCTCTGAGCAAGCCGTGCTGGCAAACCCTGACCACGCATTCGACGTGGCGTGGAACTACATGCAGGTGGGCCCCCTGCAGCGTTTGATGCCCGGAGGCCGCATCATCATGATCGGCACGCGCTGGGGCAAGCGTGACCCTATCGGGCGCGCGCTACGGTGGGCCGACGACAACCCCGAGGCCGAGCCGTGGCATGAGGTGCGATTTCCTGCGGTGCTGCCGTCAGGGCGCTCGCTGTGGCCTGAGCAGTGGCCGGTGGAGCAGTTGCTGGCCAAGAAGGCCGGCATGCAGCCGCACTACTGGGCGGCGCAATACATGCAGGAGCCCACCTCCGAAGAGGGGGCGCTGCTCAAGCGCGAGAGTTGGCGCATCTGGCCCAAGGAAACGCCGCCACTTGTTGAATGGGTGCTCCAGACATGGGACACCGCGCACGACACCAAGAGCATGAACGACTACAGCGCCTGCACGACGTGGGGCGTGTGGTTCAACGAAGAGACGGGGCGGCAGGAACTGATCCTGCTCGACGCGTGCCGGGGTCGGTGGGAGTTTCCCCAGCTGAAAGCCAAGGCGCTCGAAGCCTACAAGGACTGGTCGCCTGAGTGCGTGCTGATCGAGAAGAAGGCGGCAGGCGCGCCCCTGATCCAAGAACTGCGGCAGATGGACATCGCCATCGAGGAGTTCAGCCCCTCGCGCGGCACGCGGCTGGTCTCCAACGACAAGCGGGCGCGTGTGCACGCTGTTGCGCCGATACTACACGATGGCATCGTCTGGGCACCTGACAGGCTGTGGGCGCACGAAGTGATCAATGAGTGTGCCGAGTTTCCCAACGGCGAGCACGACGACCGTGTAGACTGCGTCGTGATGGCACTCAATCGCTACCGAAACGGCGGCTTCATCGCACTGTCGGATGACGCCAAGGACGAACCGAACTGGACGCGCCGCACGCGCCGGTCAGCTTACTACTGAGGACATCATGGACAAGAGCCTGTACCAAGCCCCTGCCGGCATCGAAGCGCTGGCCGCAGACATTGCGCCCGAGGAGATTGAAATCGAGATCGTTGACCCGGAGGAGGTCAACATCCGCGCAGATGGCTTGGAGGTCACGATTGGCAAGGAGGACGAGGAAGGCGACATCCCGTTCAGCGCCAACTTGGTAGAGCACCTTGACCCGTCGTATGTGCAGTCGATGGTCAGCGAGTTGATGTCAGAGATCGACAACGATCTGCAGGCGCGCAAGGACTGGGAGCGTACTTACATCGACGGCATCCAGCTGCTGGGGCTCAAGTACGAGGAGCGTACCGAGCCGTGGACGGGCGCATGCGGCATCACGCACCCTGTCATCACCGAAGCGGTCGTGCGCTTTCAGTCGGAGACGATCACGGAGACGTTCCCTGCCGCCGGGCCGGTGAAGTCGAAGATTGTGGGCAAAGAGACGCCCGAGAAGAAGGACGCCGCTGCGCGCGTGACGGCGGAGATGAACTACCAGCTGACCGAGCGGATGCCCGAGTTCCGGCCCGACCACGAGAAGCTGCTGTGGAACCTGCCGGGGACGGGGTGCGGCTTCAAGAAGGTCTACTACGATCCCAGCTTTGGACGTCAGACATCGGTCTTCGTGCCGGCTGAGGACATCATCCTGCCCTACGGCGTCTCGGACGCCTATACGTCGCACCGCGTCACGCACCAGCTGCCCAAGACCAAGAACGACCTCGTCAAGCTGCAGAACAGCGGGTTCTACACCACGGTTGATGTGGGTGATCCCGACAGGATGTATAGCGAGATTCAGAAGGCCAAGGATGAGGAGACCGGGTTCAGGGACATGAACGACGGTCGGTTCATGTTGTACGAGTCGTGCGTTGAACTCGACATCCCCGGATTTGAAGACAAGGACGAGGATGGCGAGCCCACTGGCATCGCGCTGCCGTATGTGGTGACGATCCTGCGTGGGTCGGACATCTGCCTGTCGATTCGGCGCAACTGGCGGCAAAACGACAAGCTCAAGCTGCGCCGGCAGCATTTCGTTCAGTACAACTACATCCCCGGCTACGGGCCCTACGGCTTCGGGCTGTTCCATCTCATTGGCAACTTCGCGCGCGGCTCCACGTCGATCCTGCGCCAACTGGTCGATGCCGGCACGCTGGCCAATCTGCCGGGGGGTCTGAAGAGCCGAGGGCTGCGCATCAAGGGTGACGACTCGCCCATCGCACCGGGGGAGTTCCGCGACGCCGACGTAGCCTCGGGCGTGCTGCGCGACAACATCCTGCCCCTGCCGTACAAGGAGCCCAGCGCCACCCTGTTCAACCTCCTCAACCAGATCGTGGAGGAGGCACGTCGCTTCGCGTCAACGGCCGACATGAAGGTGTCGGACATGTCGTCGCAGGCCCCGGTGGGCACCATGCTGGCCCTGCTGGAGCGCCAGCTGAAGGTCATGACGGCGGTGCAGTCGCGGGTGCACAACTCGCTCAAGCAAGAGCTTGGCCTGATCAAGGACATCATCCGGGACTACGCCTCGGAAGACTACGACTACGAGCCGGAGCCTGAGACCGACCGACCGCGCGCGCGAAGGCAGGACTTTGCCATGGTCGATGTCATCCCGGTCAGCGACCCCAACGCCTCCACGCTGGCGCAGCGCGTGGTGCAGTACCAGTCGGCCATTCAGCTGTCGCAGATGGCCCCGCAGATCTATGACCTCCCGCACCTTCACCGGGGCATGCTGGAGGTGCTGGGCATCAAGAACGCCGAGAAGCTCGTTCCTCTACCCGAGGACATGAAGCCTATCGATCCGGTCAGCGAGAACATGAACGTGCTCAAGGGCAAGCCCGCCAAGGCGTTCATCCACCAAGACCATGAGGCCCACCTGTCGGTGCACATGGCGATGCTCAACGACCCGCTGATGGCCCAGACGCTCGGCCAGAACCCGCAAGCACAGGTGATCGTCGGCGCGCTGCACGCCCACATCGCAGAACACCTTGGGTTCGCCTACCGCGTCAAGATCGAGGAGCGCCTTGGCATGCCCCTGCCGGAGCCGGGGGAGCCCGTGCCGCCGGAGGTGGACAAAGCGCTGTCGCCGATGCTCGCACAGGCTGCGCAGCAGGTGCTGCAGAACAGCATGGCCATCGCTGCCCAGCAGCAGGCTCAGCAGGCGGCGCAAGACCCGGTGCTGCAGCTGCAGATGCAGGAGTTGCAGCTTAAGGCGCAGGATCTCCAGATCAAAGCGCAGAAGATCGCCGCCGACGCAGCTGCCAAAGCGGACGAACTTGACCTTCGGCGTGAAGAAGTATCTGGCCGGCTGCAGTTGGAAGCGACCAAGCTCGGCGCTCAGATTCAGGACAACCGCACCAAGCTTGCTGCAGAACAAGAGCGAGAGGGTGTTAAGATGGGCATCGACATTGCGAAGTCCAAACAACAGTCTGACTCCAAAGGCCAGAAGAAATGAACGATTCGTTTGTAGAAGCGCTTAGGAAGCTCATCCGTGCGGACATGAACAACTACGCGGACGACCTTGCAACAGGCACTTGCAGGTCGTTCGAGGATTACAAACACCTTTGCGGCGTCATTCAGGGACTGGCGTACGCGGAGGCCCACCTGCTGTCCCTGCAAGAAAAGGCTCGCCGTTCCGATGATGACTGAACAACTCACCCTACCCGGCATCGACGTGCCGGAACCTATCCAGCCGTTCGATACACCGCCGGAAGGCGCATCCGACGAGGACAAGGGCAAGCAGCTGCCCAAGCCAACGGGTTGGAAACTGCTATGCATGGTTCCTGACGTGGCAGACACGTTCGAGAACTCGCGCATAGTCAAAGCCGACAGCTTCATGAAGATGGAGGAGCACGCCACTACGGTGTTGTTCGTCGTCGAAGTGGGGCCGGAAGCGTACAAGGACACCACCAAGTTCCCGTCGGGGCCGTGGTGCAAGAAGGGTGACTTCGTACTGGTGCGTACCTACTCGGGTACGCGGTTCAAGATATACGGCAAGGAGTTCCGTCTCTTGAACGATGACCAGATCGACGCAGTTGTCGAAGATCCGCGTGGCATCACACGCGCAGCTTAAGGAGCTAACATGGCAGAGCCGCAAACCAATGAAGAGACCATCGAGAGCACCGTAGGTGCGCCTACGGACGAGTTCGAGATCGAGGTCGTTGACGATACGCCGGAGCAGGACAGGGGGCGCAAGCCGCTGGAGAAGCCGGTCGAAGAGCCCACGGACGACGAGCTTGCCTCGTATTCCGAAGGGGTGAAGAAGCGCATCAAGGAACTCACCCACGCCCGTCATGACGAGCGGCGGGCCAAAGAGTCCCTCGCGCGGGAGAAGCAGGAGCTTGAGCGACTGGCTGCGGCCATGATCGACGAGAACAAGCGCCTGCGGCAGCAGAACGCTGCGGGTGCACAGCAGCTGGCGACGACTGCGCTTAGTGCGGCAGACGCCGAGGTCGAAGCGGCAAGGCGCAAGCTCAAGGAAGCACACGACTCGTTCGACACGGACGCTATCGTGGCGGCGCAAGAAGCTCTTGCCGACGCCAAGATCAAACAGCAGCAGATGCGCAGTTTCCGTCCTGCCCCTTTACAGGAGACGCAGGATGTGGTACAAAATCAACCAGCTGAGGCACCCAAGCCCGCGCTCGATGAGCGCACCCTGCGCTGGCAGGCAAAAAACCAGTGGTTTGGTGCTGAAGGAAACGAGGAGATGACCTTGTACGCGCTGGGGCTGCATCAGCGCCTCGTACGCGAAGGTGTCGATCCTCGCACTGAGAACTACTTCGAGCAAGTTGACGCTCGCCTTCGCAAGACGTTTCCCGATTTCTTCGGCACGTCTGCCACCCCCAACGCTGATAGAGCCGAATCGCGGCCAGCGCCAGTCGTCGCACCGAGTACCCGCATGTCGGGTGCCAAGAAAGTACAGCTTACGCCTACGCAGCTTGCGCTGGCTAAGAAGTACGGACTCACCCCTCAGCAGTACGCGGCCGAAGTGATCAAACTGGAGCGAAACAATGGCTGATCAGCGAACCCCTCGGGAACTTGTGTCCCGCGAGAAGACCCAACGGGTCGATTACAAACCCCCGAGCACGCTGCCTGATCCGACCCCTGTGGCCGGCTGGGCGTTCCGGTGGGTTGCCACACACATCCTTGGTACGGCGGACCCCCGCAACACCTCGCAGAAGTTCCGTGAGGGCTGGGTGCCGGTCAAGGCGGAAGATCACCCCGAGATTGCTGTCCCCGGCGCAGTCAATGCCAGCGGCAACATCGAGATCGGTGGTCTGGTTCTCTGCAAGATCGCTACGGAGGTCGCCCGAGCGCGTGATGAGTACTACGCTCGTCAGGCAAACGCTCAGATGGACTCTGTGGAGAACACCTTCATGCGCGAGAACGATGCCCGCATGCCGCTGTTTTCGCAGCGCAAGTCGGAAGTGTCGTTCGGACGTGGGTCTTAACATCAGGAGTTACAAATGGCTTACCCCTTTGTGGACGGCCCGTACGGGCTAAAGCCTGTCAATCTGATTGGCGGCCAAGTGTTTGCCGGTGGGATTCGACAGTACCCCATTCAATACAGCTACGGCACTGACATCTTCTATGGCGATTTCGTCAAAGTGTCGGCGTCGGCCCCCGGTGGCATGCTGCAGCGTGTGTCCATCTCCAACACCACGTCGTCCAACGCGGTGACGGGCGTGTTCCTCGGCTGCTCGTACACCAATCCGCTCACCAAACAAAAGACTTTCAGCCAGTATTGGCCGGCGTCTACGCTCGCGGGCGATGCGGTTGGGTACGTCTGCGATGACCCGGACACCGTCTTCAAGGCGGCTGTCTGCTCGGCTACGACCGTGATGGCCTCGGGTGCCGTTGCTATGATCGGCAACAACCTGAGCATGATCAACAATACCGGCAACACCAACACCGGCAACTCGCGCAACGCGGTGCTTGCACCGACAGCTACTCCGGTGACCACGATTCTGCCGGTTCGCTGTGTCGGCGTGGTGGATGATACGGCCATCGTCTACTCGGCTAGCGGCTCGTCGTCCTCGACCACCATCACCCTGACGGGCACCGGCCTGCCGGCGGCGATCCCTGTTGGCACCAGCGTGGCCTATCTGGCGGCGAATGGCCAAGTCATCGAGACCGGGTCTTTTGTCACCGCTGGCGCTTCTGCCGGTGCCACCAGCATCACGATCAATGCGCAGCCCAACGTCGCTGGATCGGGTACCAACATCCCGGCCTCGTCCACGATTATCTTCACCGTCTACCCTGAGATTCTGGTGAAGCTGAACGTGCTGACTCACGGCTACTACAGCAGCGTCACTGCGTAAGGAGTTATCATGGCTATTACTCGTGCCCAGCTACTGAAGGAACTCCTTCCTGGCCTCAATGCCCTCTTCGGTCTGGAGTACAGCCGATACGGCGAAGAGCACAAGGAGATCTACGAGGTCGAAACCTCCGAGCGTTCGTTTGAAGAGGAGACCAAGCTCTCCGGCTTCAGCGCCGCTCCGGTGAAGACCGAGGGCTCCGCAATCCAGTACGACAACGCGCAGGAAGCGTGGACCGCCCGGTACAACCACGAGACCATCGCGCTTGGTTTCTCGATCACCGAGGAAGCGGTGGAGGACAACCTCTACGACAGCCTCTCGGCTCGCTACACCAAGGCGCTGGCCCGTGCGATGGCCTACACCAAGCAGGTGAAGGCGGCGGCTACCCTGAACCAAGGCTTCTCGTCTGCCGTGACCTACGGCGACGGCGTCAGCCTGTTCAGTTCCGCGCATCCGCTGGTGTCGGGAGGCACCAACAGCAACCGGCCGGCTACCGCCGCTGACCTGAATGAGACCTCGCTTGAGGCCGCTGTCATTCAGATCGCTGCGTGGACCGACGAGCGTGGTCTGCTGATCGCTGCCAAGCCGAAGAAGCTCATCATCCCGCCGTCGCTGCAGTTCGTCGCGACCCGCCTGCTGGAGACTAATCTCCGTGTTGGCACGACCGACAACGACATCAACGCGCTGAAGAACAACGGCTCGATCCCCGGCGGCTACACGATCAACCACTGGCTGACCGACACCAACGCGTGGTTCCTCACCACCGACGTGCCCAACGGTCTGAAGCACTTCGTTCGTACCAAGCTGACCAACAGCATGGACGGCGACTTCGACACCGGCAACGTCCGCTACAAGGCGCGTGAACGCTACAGCTTCGGGGTCAGTGATCCTCTGGGCGTCTTCGGAAGCCCCGGTTCGTCCTAAAAACCGTCTAGCGCGGTTTCGGAAACGGCCCCCTTGCGGGGCCGTTTCTTTTGTGTTAGCCTCCTCCCATCCGAGACCCATCACAGCCCGCCGACTGACTCGGCAGACCTCCCTCAAGGCGGCGGGCGCAGACTGAGGATAAGCCATGGGCTTTTCGACCTTCTCCGGCCCGATCCGCGCAGGCACGGTGCGTGAAGGTGCGGCCGAAAATACTGGCCTCGTCATGCTGACGCAGGCGTATGACACCGGCAATCTGACCAACCCCACGCCTACCGGCAACTACGACGCGCTGCTGGGCTACCTGCCGGCCGGTGCGCAGATCATCAACATCCTCGTGGATCAGGTTGTTGCGGTGGCCGGCGGCGCGACCATGACCATCTCGGTCGGCTCGACCTCGGGCGGCGCTGAGCTTATGGCCGGCGTCTCTACGGGTGCTGGCGGGCGGTTCGTCGGGACGGCGACTGCGGCTACGCAGCTTGCGTGGCAGACCTCCACTTCGGCCGATACGCCGGTCTATGTGCGCAACGCCATCACGGTCGCGTCGGCTACGGCGGGGCGGGCCATCGTCACGGTCGTGTACGTCCAACGGGCCCCGGATGGATCGCGCAACCCGGTTAGCGCGTAAGGGCTGACGTACCATGAGGCCGGTTGTCTACACCATCACGGGGACGGGTAGTTCGGCGGTTTTTCCGCCAGACCACTACATCTCCCCTTTCAACGTAACGCTGGGCGTTACGATATCGGGTACGGTCAACTACACGGTCCAATATACGTTTGACAATGTGTTTGCTTCCGAGTTTGATCCATCCACCGCAAATTGGGTGGATCATCCCTCGCTGACAAGCCAAACGGCTGCCAAAGACTCAAACATTGCGTACCCTGTGACCGGCATCCGTCTTTTGGTGAACTCCGGCACGGGCACTACGCGGTTGACCATCATACAAGCGGGCGGTGGAGGTAGAGCATGATCGCCACTAACATCGATGGTACGACTGGCAGTGGAGACGCTAATCAGGTTTTTAACCTGTTGGCGGTAGTTGCTAATCCTGACATGTACGCGGAGAAAGTGCGTACATTGCTGGAGGCTACGGCAGAGCATAAAAAGTTCCTTGCGTTGGTAGCTCCGGCTAACGAAATTCTTGCCATCCGGCAGCAAATCGATCAAGACAGGGCCGAGGCTGCGGCAGAACTCGATAAAGCGCGTGCAGACGCGGCACAACTCGTAGCAGCCGCCAAGGCCGACGCGCAAAGTATCGTGGATGCAGCCAAGGAGCAGGGAGCAAAGACCACCGCTGCCGCCAAGAAGGTTGAGAAACAAGCTGCGGACAAGATGACCGCTGCAGCGGAAACGGAGCGAAAGGCGGCGGATGCGTTGGCGGAAGCCACGGCGCTTCAGAAAACTCTTGATGACCGCATCAAGGCGACAGATGTGCTTCGTGCTGAAGTTGAGAAGCTGAAGGCCGAGCACGAAGCCATCAAGGCTGCACTGATTGCCAAGCATAAGCGGCATTTGCAGGAGCTTGAGGCATGACGGGAATTGTAGATTTCCGCACCGAGCTTCTTGACGAGACTGGTGCCCCGATCACTTCCAGCAATCCTCTGCCTACTACGGGTGGGGGTGGTGGCGGCGGTGGAAGCCTTTCCGATACTGTGTTTGTGGATTCCACAGGCCAGTTGTTTGTTTATCGGGATACAGGCTCTGGTACACCGAGTGCCTATGCTATCCCGGCTTGGACGCTGTACACCCCGTCGGGGGCGGTTACCGCATCGCCAGTTCAGATAGACAACACCGGCTCCAATCCTGTTCCTGTTGAGTCGCAAGCACTTACGGTGCTGAAACGGATCGCGGCGCTGCTCAAACCGTTGCAGCAGATTACAGGCGGGGGCTCTAATCGACTCTCTATTGACGTCAATAGCGGCACTGTCACTACGGTTGGCACAGTCACCGCAGTCACCACAGTCACCACCGTTACTACTGTTAGCACGGTAAGCAACGTAGCTGCATCCACGTTGACCAACATCGCAAACGTCTGGGGTTTTGATACCGCCAAAGCCATATCGCGGCAGGCGTACAATTCCGGAATCAGACTAAGGTTGTAAAATGCCCAGCACGATTGTTCCAGTATTGGACCTTCCGTTTTTTGAGCTTTGCAACCAAGCTCCTGTTGCATCAGGCGCTACGGCTGCTTTTTCAACTGCGGAAGACGGTACTGACAGGTTCATCTACTACCTTAGCGGTTTGACGTTTTACCGCTACGACACCGAGCAAGACACATGGCAGCAACTCGCTAACCCCGGCGTTGCCCCTGTTACGCTTTTGTCGATGCGGCACACCAAGCGGCGCGGGTATCATGGGCGCGTTATTTCTGCTACGGCGTCCTCTGTTACGTTGCCTAACCTGCGCCAGAGTGAACTGACAGGGCAGACAATTCGGATCGAGTACGGCACTGGAGCAGGGCAAGAGCGCACGATCACATATACCAGCGAAACAACGCATGATTTTGGCGTTGTGACTGCGGCCACGGGTCTTGTGCTGACCGACTCAACAAAGAAGTGGCGCGTCAATCAATGGGCCGGGTACACCGTCGCCATCACTTTTGGCACGGGCGTGACCCTATACCGCAAGGTGCTGTACAACGACGCCACCGCGCTCACCATCAGCGACGTAAACCTGATGCCGCACGACCCGTGGAACAACACGGACGTAGTGGCGGCAAGCCCTTATGCCGTCCCCGTGGCGACTGCGGGTTCTCAGTCGATGTACCGCATCCTTTCAGCGAACTTTTCGCTGAACTCAAACTGGACCGTAACGCCAGACGCAACTTCGTACTTCACCACGCTGTCAGGCGGCATCTATCTGGTGTCGTCCGCCGCCGCTGCGCCGTTCTTTACGCTGCAGTATTACGACATTCTTGCAGACTACTGGTATAGCAAAACTTGCCCTCAGGGCCTGCTTCTTGCGGCACTTGGCACGGACATATCAATTGAACGTCTTGCCAAAGTTAGTACGCCTTTGCTGGCTTCCACTGCGGTAACGTCTGCAACCTCTCGTACTGTTACTGCTTCCTCTCTGACGCTTGCCAATGACCGCTGGGCTAACTGCCGATTGTTGATTGTTGGCGGTACTGGGGTTGGCCAAAACAGACGTATTGTGGGGAATAACGCCACGACGTTCTGGCTTGCTCGTCAGTGGGCAACTACGCCAGATGCTACGTCAACTTTTGAAATTTGGCCCGACTGGGATCGTTTGTACATGGTTGGGGGCGCGGCTTCGGCCATGTATGCCTACAGCCCCGAAAACGATTATTGGATGCAGGGGCAGGCGTTTGACGACGGGGTGACGACAAACATCTCTGCGTCTTTGGGTAACGTCTGGATGCCTGTGGGCGTTTCAACAGGCGTTCGCATTGCTGCAGGCGTTACAGGAGTAGCCTCTGCTCCGACGGCAGGCGGAACCAACTACGTCATTGGCGACGTTCTGACCTGCTCGGTGGGTGGCACGGGTGCTCAGGTCATCGTGACCAGCATTGCCCTCGGTGGCGTAGTGACGGGTATTGAGCTTGTTAACAGCGGCACTGCGACTGGCTTTACGGTTGGCACTGGCCGTGTGACAACGGGTGGTACTGGTACTGGATGTACGATTGAGATTACGTCTGTTGGTGCGACCGCAACGATCACTACGGCATCCGCGCACTTTTTCCGGACTGGAGATAGCGTAACTTTTGCCGGCTGCTCGGAAGCTGCGTGGAACGCCGCGCACACAGTGCTGGGTGCTCCGTCCACCACCACGTTCTGCGTGGCCGTGACGGCAACCGCCAACATGGCCGCGAGCAACTCGCAGTCCACCACCGCCATCGTAGACCCCACGAAGAACTGGACGACGAACGAGCACGTTGGCCGAGTGGTTGCACTGAGCGTAGCGGGTCGCGCACCTACGACCCAATACCGCTGGATTACGGCGAACACGGCCACGACGCTGACTGTTGCCACCATCACTGCAGCAGTGAACGGCACCAGCAAGTACGTCATCCACGACGCCAAGGCGTTTGGGGTAGACGACCAGCGGGCCATCAGCGGGCAGGAAGCCTACGGATGGGCCACAGGCGGCAGCACGACGACTTTGGTGGACAGCACGAAGTCTTGGGTGCCGAATCAATGGGCAGGCTACCTGTTCAAGATCGAGACAGGCACGGGCTATGGCTCGGGTCGCATCTCGATCATCAGCAACACCGCCACCACGCTGACCTACGCCACGCAGACCTTCACGCCGGATGCCACCACGAAGTACGAGATCGCGGACACATGGGGGCTAGCGAGTGCATCGACCACAACGTCGATCACCGAGGCCACCAGCAAGAACTGGGCGGTAAATCAGTGGGCGGGTAAGCGTGTTCGTATCATCGCTGGAACGGGCGCAGGTCAGGAGTCTACGGTTGCGTCTAACACAGCGACGGCGCTGACAACAGGCACGATCACGGCGGGTGACGCAACTTCAGTCTACGCCATATACGGTATACCGGCGCGTGGAGCCGGTATTGAACTGCTGTATCCGTTCGATGCAACAGTGGATCGCGGTAAGTACATCGTTTCAGTCCGTGGCGGCGGTACAAACGGTATTGACCTGTTCAATATCCAGACCGGGCGCTGGGATTACGGCATTCACTTTCACCCACAGAACGAACTGTTTACGACTGGAAGCAGCTACACCTACGGCGGCGGCAACAAAATCTTGCTTACCAGAACGGCCACTACGTCGGTTGTTCGCGTGCTTGAGTTAGATCTGGAAACGCGAGAAATTGTGGGTCGTGGGACAACCACGTTCTTGTCTGGGACGGTAACGATTGGTAACATTGTAGAGGCCATCACTTCCGGTGGGTACACGTTTGTGTACGTTCTGCAGTCAGGCGGCACGCTAATGTCACGGGCAGCACTGATATGACAGTCGAACAGTTGATTGTAATGTTCAGGTCGCGGGTTGAGTTTCTCAACCGGCTTATTGAAACTGCGACACATCAAGGCGATGTGTCGCGGGTAAACGAGCTTAGTGCTGATAAAGAGCAAACACAACTCACGCTGGATAGACTCTTGACTTTGGTGTAATTTGTATGGCTAAATCTCCGGCATGGCAGCGCGCTGAAGGCAAGAACCCCAAAGGGGGTTTGAACGCCAAAGGCAGGGCTTCGGCTAAGGCGCAGGGCATGAACCTGAAGCCACCGGCCCCGAACCCCAAGACGGAGAAAGATGCGGCCCGCCGAAAGTCGTTTTGTGCACGTTCCGCTGGGCAGGCTAAAATGTTCCCTGAAGCCGCCAAAGACCCAAACAGCCGACTGCGAAAAGCGAGGAAAGCATGGAATTGCTGACTGAACGATGGGCTCCGGTTAGAGGGTACGAAGGTATGTACGAAGTCAGTGACTTCGGCCGCATGAAATCAGTACAGCGTTTTCGTCGTGGTAGAGCCGGAAGTCTCGTCCCCGTGCCGGAACGGATCATGACGCTTACGCCAAAGAAACGCTCCGCCGACGGTAGGCAACTTCCCTACATCGAAGTACGTTTGCGAGACGGATCGCCTAGAGATATCCGTTGTAAGGCGTTCCTTGTCCATCGTCTGGTTGCCCAAGCCTTTGTTGGGGAATTGTTTGAAGGTTGTCATGTGGATCACATAGACGGCGATTACCAAAACAACCATTGGACAAATCTGCGCATTCTGACGGCTCGTGAACATGGTTTGCTCCACCCCTGCATTGTGGATAAAGCACGAAATGCCACTATGCAAGCCGCTGCACAAGCTAAAGTACGTGCTATGAGGGCGGCTGGTGAGCTTGTTGGACGGCATAAAGTTGTTTCGGTGAGCTGACATGAACACGGCGAGCGATCACGAAGTAGGTAAGCAGATTCTCGATGTGCTGTCAGTCGCAACAGTGATTGGAGCACTCGTGGACATTCTTCCTTCCATTGCGGCACTCTTCACGATTGTATGGACCGGCCTGCGCATCTGGGAGACAGACACTGTGCGCAAGCTCACCGGGCGTGACTGATGCCGTACGCCAGTGAAAAGCAGCGTAGGCTGATGCAGGGTGTGGCGCATAGCCCTGAGTTCGCCAAGAAAGTCGGTATCCCGCAGTCTGTCGGGCGCAAGTTTGAAACACACAAAGCTGGCGGCGGTGCCGCTAAGGAGTCTGAGATGAAAGAGTCCCCCGCGATGATGAAGAAGGAAGTGGCCTTCATGAAGAAGAAGGGTGCTCCGAAGTCGATGATCAAGCACGAGATGGCTGAAGCCAAAGGGGCTAAGTACGCCTCCGGCGGGTTTACTCGTTCGGCCGACGGCGTTGCGAAAAAAGGCAAGACCAAGGCCAAGCAGATCAAGATGGCTGGCGGTGGCAAAGCCTGTTGAGGTGACTATGAAAAACGGAATGGAAAAGAAGGCTCCGCCTGCCCCCAAACGCAAGCGGGAACTCCCGCCCGCAGATGATGTGACGCCCCCGTCCGGTGCGCCGGGTATGCCCGGTGGCCCCCCGATGCCGAAGTACGCCAAAGGCGGATACACGCGCAGTGCTGATGGTATTGCCAAGAAAGGCAAGACCCGAGGGCGAGTGCTGTAATGATGTCGAGTCGCGGCATGGGGGCCATCAATCCCTCGAAGATGCCCAAGCCTAAGCGCAAGCCGCGCCGCGACGACACGGACTTCATGCAGTACGCGGAGGGTGGTGAGGTGGGGCTGTACGCGAACATCCACGCCAAGCGTAAGCGGATCGCTGCAGGCAGCGGGGAGAAGATGCGCAAGCCGGGTAGCTCCGGCGCTCCTACGGCTGCAGCGTTCGTGCAGTCGGCCAAGACCGCGAAGAGGCAGCAATGACCACATCCGGCACCACTCTGTTCGACCTAGACCTCGTCGATCTCATCGAAGAGGCGGGGGAGCGTGCCGGCTACGAGATCCGCACGGGCTATGACATGCGCTCTGCGCGTCGCAGCCTGAATCTGCTGTTTGCAGACTGGGCCAATCGCGGGCTCAACATGTTCACGTTTGAGCAGCTGTCACAAGTGCTCACTCCCGGTACGGCGACCTACACGCTGCCGGCAGATACCGTGGACATCATGGAGGCGGTGATCCGCACGAACTCGGGGTCGGTGTCCAACCAGACGGATATCGCTATATCGCGTATCAGCGTCTCGACCTACTCTACGCTGCCCAACAAGCTCCAGCAAGCCCGCCCGCTGCAATACTTCGTTCGTCGCGGAGTGGATGCCCCTACGGTCACGCTGTGGCCGGTGCCCGACACGTCGCAGACTTACACGCTGGTCTACTGGCGGCTGCGCCGCATCCAAGACGCTGGCAGCGGCACCAACACGATGGACGTGCCCTTCCGCTTCATGCCCTGCATGGTGGCGGGGTTGGCGTACTACCTTGCGATCAAGCGGCCTGAGAGCATGGACCGCGTCCAGATGCTCAAGATGCAGTACGACGAGGCTTGGCAGCTGGCTTCGGACGAGGACCGGGAGAAGGCGTCGGTGAGGTTCCTGCCGCGCTTCTCCCCGATGGGGAGATGAGCTATGCCCCAGCCGTTCGCGTCAGGCAAGCACTCTATCGCGGAGTGCGACCGCTGCGGGTTTCGCTTCAAGCTACGTCAGCTTAAGCAGCTGACGATCAAGTTCACGCAAGTGAACATCATGGTCTGCCGCGAGTGCTGGGAGGCCAGTCACCCTCAACTGCTGCTTGGTACGTTCCCGGTCAGCGACCCGCAGGCGGTGCGCAACCCTCGGCCGGATCGCAGCTACGTCGCCTCGGGGCTCAACGTGCTGGGCAACCCCGGCGACGGCAGTCGCATCACACAGTGGGGGTGGGCTCCGGTGGGCGGTGCCCGCAACGACGATGACGGCTTGACGCCAAACTACTTGGTGAGCCGCGCAGAACTCGGTACAGTCACGGTATCTTAGCCTCGGAGGGCTACATGAACAAGATGAAGAAGGTCGCATCGGCTGAAGTCAAGAAGCACGAACAGCGGATGCACAAGATGGCCAAGGGCGGTGTCACGTCCGCGATGGCTCAGCAGATGGGCCGCAACATGGCCCGCGTCAAGAACCAAGGCAAGGTGGGGAAATGAAAACGCCTGCACAGAAGCCTGAGCCGACCCTCCAGAACCTGCGGGTGACGGTGGGGCCGTACTCCAACAAAGCGTGCCCGGAGCCGAAGACTTCGGGCGTCAAGACGCGCGGCAACGGCGCGGCTACCAAGGGCACCACGGCGCGTGGACCGATGGCGTAAGACATGACCTACACCGAGCTTGTCGCGGCCCTACAGGGGTTCTTGGAGAACACGTTCGACACGGTGGATGTGAACACCTGCATCAAGCAGGCTGAGCAGCGCATCTACCTGACGATTGGGTTCGCCGCAACTCGGAAGGCTGCGACGTTGACGGCCACGATCTCGTCGCCGTACGTCACCTGCCCGTCGGACTTTCTATCTGCCCACTCCCTCGCCGTGGTGCCCGCCTCTGGCGTCTACACCTACCTGCTGAACAAAGACCCCAGCTTCATCCGCGAAGCGTACCCGACGGTGGCTGCTGTCGGGTTGCCCAAGGTGTACGGCATCTACGGGGTCGATCAGGCAGATGCGAAGGAGCTTCGGTTTATCCTCGGACCGACGCCCGATCTGGCCTACAGCCTAGCGCTGGAGTATTACCACTACCCCGAGTCGATCACGACGGCTGCAACGGGTCGGACATGGCTGGGCGACAACGTGGACTCCGTGCTGTTGTACGGTGCGCTGGTCGAGTGCTACACCTTCCTCAAGGGTGAAGCGGACCTCATCAAGCTGTACGATGACAAGTATAAGGAAGCGCTGCTGCTCGCCAAGCGGTTGGGTGACGGTGCGGAGAAGCAGGATCAGTACCGCTCAGGCTTCCAGAAGACCCCGGTGAGGTGACATGCCGATCTCCCAAGGACTCACCACATCGTTCAAGGTCGGCCTGCTCACAGCGTCGTTCAACTTCAACGCCGGCACCTACAAGCTCGCGCTCTATGGCGCGACGGCTGACATCGGGCCGAGCACCACAGCCTACACAGCCGTGGGCGAGATCTCGGGCACGGGCTACACGGCTGGCGGGGCCATCATCACGGTCACGACTGCGCCGACCTCCACGGGCACGACGGCGTTCTTCGGCTTCAGCAACGCCACATGGACGGGCGCGTCGTTCGTTGCACGCGGCGGGCTTATCTACCTCGCCAACGGGACCACCAACCCGAGCATCGCGGTGCTGGACTTCGGTTCTGACAAGGTGGCGACTCCGGCTGTGCCGTTCGTGGTGACGATGCCGCCGCCCACTGCAACCTCTGCCCTCATTCGACTGCCATGACGACATACACGACGAATCTTGGGCTTGCGCTGCCGGTCACGGGCGACCTGACTGGCACTTGGGGCGACACGGTCAACAATGCCATCACGAGCCTTCTGGACTCGGCTGTGGCGGGCACGACCACGCTCAGCAGCGATGCTGACGTGACGCTGACGGACACGACGGGCGCGGCCAACCAAGCAAGGCAGGCGATCATCCTCTGGACGGCGGGGGGCACGGTCACACGCAACATCACGGCTCCGGCGCGCACCAAGGCGTACATCGTCATCAACGCAACCAGCAGCACGCAGAGCATCGTGCTGCGCGGAGCGGGGCCTACGACGGGTGTCACCGTGGTGGCCGGCGAGCGCTGCCTTGTGGCGTGGAACGGCACCGACTTCGTGAAGGTCGGATCGACCGTCTTCTCGGGCACCTTGGGCGTCGCCAACGGCGGCACGGGCGCAACCTCGCTCACGCTCAACAACGTCTTGCTGGGCAACGGCACCTCGGCCGTTCAGGTTGTCGCGCCGGGTACGAATGGCAACGTACTCACGAGCGACGGCACAACGTGGACAAGCGCGGCTGCGCCGGGTGGTGCCAACCTCCAAGTCTTCAGTTCGTCCGGCACATGGACGAAGCCTAGCGGCGCTCAGTTCGTGATGGTGGAACTCTGGGGCGGCGGCGGCGGTGGAGCAAGTGGGCGTCGCGGTGCAACATCAACAACGCGCGGCGGCGGCTCGGGAGGTGGCGGCGGGGCATTTAATACGCGAGTATTCCTTGCTTCTGACCTGACATCGACTGTTTCCGTCACGGTTGGCGCGGGCGGGACGGGCGGCGCTGCAATCACTGCCGACAATACAAGCGGAAACAACGGCAGCGCAGGCGGCACAACTTCGTTTGGTTCATACCTGGACGCGGGAGGCGGCGGCGCTGGTGCAGGCGGCGCAACCTCCGATTATGCAGGGCTGGGAAGTGCGGGTGGAAATGGCGGCACCATCGGATCACGCGTCAACACTGCCTCGCCGGTTGTCGGCTTTCCGGGCGGGAGTGGTGGAGGTAGTACCATATCCCAGCAGGCTGGCAATGGTGGGGGATATGGTGGCGGCGGCGGCTCGTCAACAATGGGCGACACTCTTACAAACGTTGGTAACGGCGGTGGCCGTTCGGCCTTTGGTGGCGGCGGTGGCGGTGCAGGCGGCTCGATAGCGTCTAACAACACCCCGCGTTCTCCAACGGTGGGCGGCGGTATTCTTGATTCGACAAACAGCCAAATTGGCGGCGGCGGGGCGGTTGGCACAAATCCTAACATCAACGTTAGTAATACTGGAACCGATAGCGGCACGGCGGGTGCGGCTGGCTCAACTAAGATTGGCGGTGGTGGCGGCGCTCCGGGGTCTGGGGACGGCGGGACGGGCGGCGCTGGTGGTGCGGGCGGTAGTCAAGGCGGCGGCGGCGGTGGCGGCGGTGCAGCGCTAAACGGTAACAATACTGGCGCAGGCGGCGCTGGTGGCGCAGGCTACGCCCGCATCTACTCGTGGTGAGCGACATGAGATACGCGATCATTCAAGGCGGAATCGTCGTCAACGTGGTGCTGGCCGAGCCCGAGTTCGCGGCCGAGCAGGGATGGATTGCAGCGCCCGACGAGGTATCGACCGGGTGGCTCTACGACGGGTCCACCTTCAGCCCGCCGCCGCCCGTGGTCAAGCCGCCCGAGGAGTGGCACAAGGAGATCAAGGCCGAGCGCGACCGCCGCACACTTGAAGGCGGCTACCCCGTCGCGGGCAAGTGGTTCCATTCCGACACCGTGAGCCGCACGCAGCAGCTTGGGCTGGTCATGATGGGTGCGAACCTGCCGGCGGGCATCCAGTGGAAGACGATGGATGGCACCTTCGTGACGATGACCCCGGCGCTCGCGCAGCTACTGTTTCAGGCCGCAACCGTGCAGGACACCACGACGTTCGCCGCCGCGCAGCAGGCCATCGCACAAGCCACCGCCGACCCGGTTGGCTTCAACTTGGCCACCATCGCGTGGCCCGCCATCTACACCCCGTCATGAGACGCATCTGGGCGCATCAGGTCTTCGTGGCGCTGGATCAACTGGCCAACGCCATCCTCGCCGGCTGGGCGGATGAGACCATCTCCGCACGGTCTTTCCGGCTGGGCCATCGGGACAAGAAGGCCAACCGCTGGGGGCGCTGGCGCGTCATGTGGGTGCTGGTGGATGTGCTGTTCTGGCCGCAGGATCTGTGGCTGTACTTCCGCGACGGCGCGTGGCCGCTCGTCAAACATTGCGAGCGTGCTTACATCAGCGAGTGCGACAGGCTGGGCCTGCCGCCTGAGTACCGGGACAAAAAACACCATGCTTGAGATCCTATCCTTCATCACGGGCTTTCTCGGCCCTGTCGTACCGCAGGTCTTCAAGTGGTTCGAGCGCAAGCAGGAGTACCAGCACGAACTCGCCCTGATGGAACTGCGGATGAAGCAGGGCGCTCAGGAGCACCTGTGGCGTATGGAGTCGATCAACGCCTCGGCCGACATTGCCGAGATGCAGACCCTGCGCACACCGCAGACATCGTTCGGGGTGCAACTGCTCGACGCTGCCAAGGAATGGGTGAGCGACACCCGATGGGGCGCAGCAGTCATAGTGCCGGTGTTCTACCTGTTCGCGCTGCTGGACTTCGTGCTTGGCATGGTGCGGCCTGTCATCACCTACGCCGCGTTCGGGTTCTACATGGTCTACAAGTGGACCCTGTTCCAATCGCTCGCCGCCAACACCACCAAAGAAGCTGCCATCCTCGCCACTTGGACCGATCAGGACTGGGCGGTGCTGCTGCTCGTTCTGGGCTACTACTTCGGCCAGCGCAGCATGAAGGCGGCATTCGGTGGGTCAACCCAAACGGATAAGCGTGCCAACTGACTATGAGCGGTCGCTGGCTGCACCTCGCCCGTGATCTCGGCCACGAGTTCGAGGGCTTGCATCGGGTCGGCAAGGATGGGTTGATCTACCCGTACCACGACCCGGTGGGGTTCCCCACGCAGGGCTGGGGCCGGCTGTTGAGCCGCAACAAATGGGAGTCGCTGAGCAAGTATCACGCGATCACCCGCGCCGAGGCCGACGAATGGTTTGAGCGCGATCTCGCCCGCCACGCTCGCGCTGTGTGGGCTCTGTGCCCGGTGCCTATGACGCCGGGGCAGTTTGCGGCGCTCACGGACTTCTCTTTCAACGCCGGTCCGGGTAACCTAGAGATCAGTGCGCTGCGCCGCCGCCTGCTGCGGGGGGACTACGAGGGTGCGGCCAACGAATTCCCGCGCTGGGTCTACGCGCAAGGTATCAAACTCCCCGGCCTCGTGCGCCGTCGTGCGGCTGAGCGCGACCTGTTCCTGAAGGAGTAGTCGTGCTAGCTTATTGCTCTGCTTTGCGCTTAGCCCAGTACGCTTTCATGGCTTCGGATTGGCGTCGTCGCTGTTCGGGGGATCTAAGCGTAGCCGCACGCTTGGCAGCGATGGTTGGATCGCTGTTAAGTACCTTGTGGTACTCGCGCATGGGATTGCTAGGATCTAGCAGTCGCTCCCTGCGGCGCTGTTTTTCTTCATCTGAGTGCAGCGGCCTTCCTAGCTTCTTGGCTAACATCATAGTGCGATACTCAGGATCAGCCCACTTAGCTTTTATTTTTGCGCGAACTTCTTCTCGTTTAGCGGGGTTGGCATCGCCTGCAAACTTCTCGCGAATATCAGCGTCTTTCATGCGCTTTGCTTGTTTGGCTCTGGCAGCTTCCCCCCTAATCGGATGGTTAGGGTCTAGTAAGGCTTGTCTCAACTTCTCTATGTGTTCGGCAGAACGAGGGTGAGCACCTTGACCTCCCGGCATCAGATTAGTAAGCGTTCCAGTGCCCATCTGTATACGCCCATACAGTTCGATAAGTTGCGTTTCCACACGAGTGCCTTCTTCAATGCTGGCCACCGGGCGAAGTTCAACTACAATCCTGTCTACCCCAACTTCGAGCATTTTTTGCCGACACAGCCAATTCCTGTTACCTTCATTACGGGGGTTGGTGCGCCTGCGGTTTTTTGTAAACCCGACGTAGAATGGAGAGCCTTCGGGCGTTTTCCAGATGTAGACGTACAAGATGTTCTCCTTGTTGGTGGCCGGTAGGGGGAGTGTACCATGGGCCTTGTGAAAGTCAAATTCTCTTCCGGCGTTAATCGCGAAAATACCCGCTACACCACCGAAGGGGGCTGGTACGACTGCGACAAGATTCGCTTTCGTCAAGGCACACCTGAGCAGATAGGCGGCTGGGCGCGTATATCAGCCAACACGTTCATCGGCATCTGCCGCTCGCTTTGGAACTGGGTCACGCTGGGGGCGCTCAATCTCATGGGCGTGGGCACCAACCGCAAGTTCTACATCGAGCTTGGGGGTGCGTACAACGATGTCACGCCGATCCGCTCTACCGCCACGCTGACCAACCCCTTCACGGCCACCAACGGCTCCTCCACCATCACGGTTGCGCACATTGCGCACGGCGCTGCCACGGGCGACTACGTCACGTTCATGGGTGCCGGCATCACGGGGCTCGGCGGCAACATCACGGCTGCGCTGCTCAAAGGCGAGTTCCAGATCACGGTCACCACCGCCAACGCCTACACCATCACAGTGGGGGCCACAGCCAACGCCACGGACGCTGCAGGCTCGCCCGGCGGCGGGACGGTCATTGCGCAGTATCAGGTCAACTCCGGCGAGACGGCTACGGTGCCGCTGGTGGGCTGGGGCTCGGGCGGCTGGGGTATCTCCTCGTGGGGCGGCAACGGCCCCGCGCCGTTGAACCCGACAGCGCCTGCTCTGCGCATCTGGAACCAGCAGAACTTCGGCGAAGACCTCGTGTACGGCCCCAACGGCGGGCCGCTGTACTACTGGGATGCCACCAAGGGCGTGGCCCCGAGCACGGTCACCATCACCATCGCGTCTCCCGGCGTCGTCACGTTCGGCTTTGCGCCCAACAACGGCATGGTGGTGTCCTTCACCACGACGGGGGCGCTGCCCACGGGTCTGTCGGTCGGGACGTACTACTACATCGTCAACGCTGCGGGCTTCACGGGGCAGCTTTCGTTGACCTACAACGGCACACCGATCAACACCTCGGGCTCGCAGTCGGGCACGCACTCGCTGTCGGTGCGTGGGGTGCCGCTGTCGTCCATGCCCGGTGCCTCGAACACGCCGACCTTCGTGAACTACGCGCTGGTCTCGGACATCAGCCGGTTCGTCTTCGCCTTCGGCACCAATGAGCTTGGCGGGACGGTGGTTGACCCGATGCTGGTGCGCTGGTCCGATCAGGAGGATGCGGCCAACTGGACGCCCTCGGCCACGACGCAGGCTGGGTTCACTCGGCTGTCCAACGGCTCGTTGATCCAGACGGCCATCCAGACCCGGCAGGAGATCGTCGTTTTCACCGACTCGGCGCTGTACTCGTTCCAGTACGTCGGCCCCCCGTATGTGTGGTCATCGCAGATCCTGTCGGCCAACATCTCGGTCATCAGTTCACGCGCAGGCGCTTTGGCCTCGGGCGTCGTCTACTGGATGGGGATTGACAAGTTCTACAAGTACGACGGTCGGGTGCAGACCCTGCGCTGCGATCTGCGGCAGTACATCTACACCGACATCAACCTCAGTCAGACTCCGCAGGTGTTTGCCAGCACCAACGAAGGGTTCAACGAGGTCTGGTGGTTCTACTGCTCGGCGGCAAGCAGCACGGTGGACCGCTACGTCGTGTACAACTACGGCGAAGACATCTGGTACTACGGTACGCTGGCGCGTACGGCGTGGATCGACTCCCCGCTGCGGCCCAATCCGCAGGCTGCGACCTACCTGAACAACCTCGTCTCGCACGAGTTCGGTACGGATGACAACGACACCGGCACGCCGGCTGCGATCAATTCGTACATCCAGTCCTCTGAGTTTGACATCGGCGACGGGCACAACTTCGGCTACATCTGGCGGGTGCTGCCTGACATTACGTTCCGTGGCTCGACGGCCGGCTCGCCCACCGCCACGCTCACGCTGTTCACGCTGAAGAACTCGGGCTCGGGCTACACCAGCCCTGCGTCGCAAGGCGGCACCAACACAGCCAGCATCGTCCGCACGGCCACCCTGCCGGTCGAGGTGTACACCGGACAGGTCTACACGCGGGTGCGTGGTCGGCAGATTTCGCTGAAGGTCTCCAGCGCTCAGGTGGGCACGACGTGGCAGCTTGGCGCACCGCGCCTCGACATCAAGCCGGATGGGAGGAAGTAGATGGGACAGCTACTCCCGCCGCGCGCTCCTAACCTGCCGCTTGCACCCACCGACTACAGTTCTGCGCATCAAGAGAAGCTGACCAACGCGCTGCGGCTGTACTTCAACCAGCTGGACGGGTCTTTGCAGCAGTTGCTGCGCGGGTTCAACAACTACGGCACGTTCTACAGTACGGTTACGCAGACCAACCCGGTAGCGTCAGCTGTAAACCTAGTAACGTACAACAACACGTCAGAAGCGTTCGGCGTAGACTATGACCCAGCAAATCCGTCGCGCGTGCGCGTGACGATGGCGGGGGTATACAACTTTCAGTTCTCTGCGCAACTAGACCACACAGGCGGCGGTAATGTAGATTTTTTTATATGGTTTCGCGTCAACGGTACCAATATACCTAATAGCGCGACCAAGGTGGTTGTTGCGGGGCCGAATGACGAAACCGTAGCCTCTTGGAACTATCTAACTTCTATGGCGGCTGGGGACTACTTCGAGTTGGTCTGGAGTTCCCCAAACACAGGCGCTAGAATATTGGCAGAGCCTGCCGCTGCGCCGATCCCTGCGATCCCTTCCGTCATCATGACGGCGACTTACGCCTACCCGGCGGACAATTGAGGTACCCATGAGCCTCGCAACGATTGCTCAGGAACTCGCCACCAAGGGACGCCACGGCGACTCGACGCTGGTGCACATGACCCCTGCCGAAGTGGCGGGCCTTGCGGCTATCGCCCGCGCGCACGGTGGCGACATCACGATCAACCCCGACACGGGCCTGCCGGAAGCGAACTTCCTCAAGAAGATCCTCCCCGCGCTTGCAGGGGCGGCTGTGGGCAGCATCACCGGGATGAACCCGTTCATGTCCAGCCTGCTGGTGGGCGGCGCGACGGGTCTGGCTTCAGGCAGTCTGAGCAAGGGTCTCGCGGCGGGGCTCGGTGCCTACAGCGGTGCCAGTCTGGCGGGAGGTCTTTCGACGCTGGGCGAGCAGGCTATGGCTTCGCAGGCGCTTCGCGGCGCAAGCGACGAGGTCTTTGCGGAGGGACTGTCGCCTCAGCAGATTGCGGGAACCGCTAATGCTTCCCCGTTCGACAAGCTCAGCGCGGGGTTCAACCGTTTGACAGAGAAAGGCGGGCCGCAGGCGTTCGTCAACGCCATGGGCGGCAACAAGGCGCTGATGCAGGCGGGGTTGGCTGGGCTTGCCGGCGCTTCGATGATGGCCCCGCAGCGGACGGTGCCTACGGTGACTCAGCAGCCCTCGCTCATCCGCCCCATGGTGATGCAGCGCGAGCAGCGCCCGTGGTACGAGGCCCACCGGACGGGGCAGCACTTCAATGAGTCGCTCACGCCCATGACGCCTTACCAAGCGGCCGAGGGCGGCGAGGTTCCGAGCACAGATGCGGAGCCCGTGCAGATGTACGCCGATGGGGGCCAGACGCTCGACATGAACCGCCTGCGCGGCATGCAGCAGACCGACGCCATCAACTACCTGCGAGGCATTGCTCCCGGCCAACTCAACATCACCAGTGCGCAGAACCCCAGCGAGGGCGGGGGCATGTTCTACACCGCACCGGGGGGGCTTCCCGGAGGCGGGGATATGCTGCGACCGATCTACACGGGCGGTTCAGGAGAGGGCGAAGCACAGACGCTCACAGGGTTCACACGCCCGCTAACCCCTGAGTTCGATCCGACGTATGCGGGGGGGCGCTTCGGGCAGTATTTCGGTAACTACGACCCGCAGGGGCAGCTGCGCGACATCACGTTCAATCCGCAAGAACGGCATGGTGGGTTCCTCAACGAGAACCAAGACCTTATAGCAAACTTGGCGATTGGTGCTCTGGCAGGGCCGGGGCTTGCATCCCTGTTCAACGGCGGGCTTGGCGGTGCGCTTGCTTCTGGAGCGATACTGGGAGGCGGCTCCGGGGCTATGAACGCGCTTACCAATGATCAGAACATCCTTCGCGGTGCACTGCGCGGTGCAGCTACAGGGGCTGCAGGTTCTGGCCTGTCGTATGGGGTCGGGCAACTGACCAATAACGCCAATCTTGGAGGTGCTGACTCAGTTGGCGACGGCGGTGCGGGCGGGCCGTCGGTAGAGTCGGCTATTGACGAGGCTTTCCCTAGGGGAGACTACGACGCCTACACTCGCGCTGCGTTGGACGCTGCCAATACTGGCGCTACAGGTTCTAGTCTTACCGATCTAGCACGGCGCGCTGGCACGTCTGTTGCCGACTTCGTGCGCAACAACTCCACGCTTACGGCGCTCGGGGTCGCTGGCCTTGCAGGCGCAGCCGCAGACACGCCGGATCAGCGGCAGACGACGGGCACCGGCACGACCATCCCGACGAACACCAACCCCATCATCACATCGACGGGGGGTACGACCAACACCACGCAGGCGGGTGGGAACCGGCCGGGCATGCGTACGCAGTCCGAGATCGCATTCGACTATCTCATGGGCCGCAGGCCCACGTCCCGTGCGACAGAGGCGGATCTCTCGACGCAAGGGCTGATCGATCTGTACAACCAACGTGGCAACATGTCGGAGGCCGATTTCGTTCGTCTGATGCAGCAGCGCGGCGTCACCAACGACCAACTCCTGCTGGCGCGGAACACGGCGCTTGACCGGCGCAACGCCACGCTTGCGCAGCCCACGGTGAACAGCCTCACGGATGCCTATCGCCAGCAAGTCGCTGCCGGTGGGTCGGAGCGCAACATTGTGGACAACATGCGCAACCAAGGCGTGTCGGTTGCCTCCATGAACGAAGCGCGCAACGCGATGCTGGGCCTGCCGGCCAGCACGTCGTGGGATGAAGCCAACCGACTCTATGCGGAACGGCAAGCGGCTGAACAGCAAGCAGCAGCTATTGCTGCGGCACGGCAAGCCTCTGAGCGTCAGGGGGCTGAACAGCAAGCGGCGCAGCGGGCGGCGACCTACACCCCGGAGTCGATTGCGGACGCTTACCGTCAGTCGGTTGGTACGGGCGCTGCCACTGAAGAGCAGTTCGTGGACTACGCCAAGTCGCTGGGCATCACCAAGGATCAGTTGATGGCCGCACGGGGTATGTTGGCTTCGGGTGGCATCGCCTCACTTGCGCGCGGCGGCATGCCCCGTGACGGGCATCTTGGGGACTACTCGGACGGTGGGCGACTGCTGCGTGGCCCCGGCGATGGGGTGTCGGATTCGATCCCGGCGAGCATCAACGGACGTCGGCCGGCGCGGCTTGCAGATGGGGAGTTCGTGTTCCCCGCACGCATCGTGTCGGAGCTTGGCAACGGGTCCACGGAGGCCGGTGCACGGCGGCTGTACGCAATGATGGATCGCATCCAGAAGCGCAGGCGTAAGACTGTGGGCCGCAACGCTGTCGCAGTAGACTCCAAAGCGCACAAACTCCTGCCTGCCTGAGGACATCATGGCTGACGCAACCACTTCAGTTGTCGAACAAACCAACATCCCGTCGTATGCGCGGCCCTACGTCGAGGAGATGCTCGGCGCAACGGCTGGGCAGATCTTCGACTATCAGATGGCTCCCAACCCGCAAACGGGACGGATGGAGCCGGTTCTGGACTCTACAGGGCGTCCTAGAATTGCTGGGTTCCGCCCGCAGGAAACCTACAGCGGCGAGCGCTTCGCGCAGTTCACGCCCCTGCAGATGCAGTCCTATCAGGGCGCGCAGAACCTTGGCGTCGCGCCTCAGTTGGGTGCCGCTACTGGGTTGGCTACCGCCGCAGGGCTAGGTGCGCTGGGTCAGCAGTATCAGGCGGGCACGTTCAATCCGCAGCAGATCGCCACGGGCACGTTCGGTCAGCCGCAGGCCGAGCAGTACATGAGCCCGTACATGCAGAGTGTCACCGACATTCAGCAACGGGAAGCGCAGCGGCAAGCAGACATCGCACGCACTCAGCTGCATGCGCAAGCCACGCGCTCGGGAGCCTTTGGCGGTGGGCGGCACGGCATCATGGAGGCCGAAGCCAATCGCAACCTCGCGCTTCAGCTTGGCGACATCCAAGCCACCGGCCTGCAAGCGGCCTACCAGAACGCGCAACAGCAGTTCAACGCGGATCAGAACCGCCGCCTCCAAGCCGCCATGGCGAACCAGCAGACTGGGATGCAAGGCCAGCAACTGGGGGAGCAGTCGCGCCAGTTCGGTGCCGGTCTCGGTATGCAGGGCGCGGGGCTCGGGCTGCAAGCCGCTGGGACGCTTGGGCAGCTTGGTCAGACGCAGTTTGGCCAGCAGACCGGAGCCCTTGGGATGCAGAACCAGTTCGGCACCCAGCAGCAACAGCAGGTGCAGAACATCCTTGGTCAGCAGTATCAGGAGTTCATGGAGCAGCGCGACAACCCGTACAATCGTCTCGGGTTCATGTCGAACATGCTGCGCGGCCTGCCGCTGGCGCAGACGACTCAGATGAGTACTCCCGCTCAACCCAGCACTTTGAACCAGCTGCTTGGCATTGGTGTTGGCGCTGCCGGTCTTAGCCGGATGTTTGCGGAAGGCGGTACGGTCGAAGATGACAACGCTAACGCTGGCCTGTACGACCTGATGCTGGCGCAAGTACGAGGAGCCGAGTGATGAATAAGTTTGCCATTAGCGCGCTCATCCCTAAGCTGCAAGACGAAGTATTAAAGCAGATTGCGCAAAAACGCAACCCGCTGGAGTCCCCTCTTGCGCTTGTGGAGCTTAACCGTCGTCAACAGATGCGACTGGAAAGCGCTGCGCCCGATGCACCGTCACACGGCCCCACCGTGTTCGATAGCCAAATGTCGAGGCTTGCTGGTACAGGACTTGGTCGGATTGCGCCCAATAACGTAGCGGTGATGGCTAAAGGCGGACTGGCTGCGCTTGCTGAAGATGACGATGATGTGCCGCGCTACAACGGGTCGCAAGAGCAGCTGGTGCGTGAGTGGAACGCCTTGCCGCCTGTACAGCGAGGAGCAGCCAGTAGCTTGGGAGAGTTGTTTGGCAATCTGTTTTCTAGAGACGATCAGCGTATCGACCCTGAGACGCGAGAGCCGATCAGCTTTGCGGAGTTCCTGCGACGTAAAGAAGCGCGGCAGCTGACGGCACCGACTGCAGGTGCAGCTGGCGGCTATGATGATACACAGCGGTTGGCCAAGCGTGCGGCAACCGCCGCTGGCGAGCGCACTACCGGCGCTCCTGCCCCTGCTCCGGCTGGGGGTCGTCGGCCTGCGGGCCCGGCACTAGCGCCGGCAGCGGCTCCTGCTGCGCCGGCAGCGGCTCCTGTTGCGGCTGCGCCTACAGACTATGGCGCTCAGTTCGCTTCTGTGCTGGGCAAGTTGCCTGATCCGTTTGAAGCAGACCGCAATGCGCAGTTGGGGCGCGAAGCGGATGTAGCACAGCGTACGCTAAGAGCGCGTGAAGCGGTAAGCGCAAGGGCCGAAGAACTGTTCGGGGAACGCGGGCGGCGTTTGCAAGAAGATGAGCGTAACCTGTCAAAGCAGCGCAATCAAAATGTGGCGATGTCGCTCATTCAGGCAGGTGCAGCGATTGCTACGACGCCGGGCCCGGCCATGGCAGCTATTGCGCGCGGTATGGGCGTGGGTGCTAAGCAGTATGAGTCGGGGCTTGTTGAACTGAACAAGTCCCAGCAGTTGCTACGCGCGTCGCGTGAACGTCTGGAAGATGCGCGTCTCGGCAATGAGCGTGAGAAGGCAATGGCGGGCGTAGAAGCCGAGCGTATGATCGCTGAAGCGCATGCACGCCGGTTGGCCGGCATTCAGGCTGTGTATAACGTCAACGTGCAGACTGCGCGTACTATCCTGTCTGAAGGGGCTCAAGATGTCAGGCATCAAAAAGACATCACGTCGCGCGAGCAGATAGCGCGTGAAGGTCACAAAGTGCAGCGTGAAGGTCACTCAGCGCAACTTAAAGCTGCCGGTATGGGCGCTGCCCCTCGTGATGCTGTTTCGTTGCTGGCTAACTCGATGAATATTCCGTACCATCAGGCGTTCCAGTACATGCAAACCGTTCAAGGTAAGCAGGCAGCGCTCAAGTACCTGTCGGATGATTGGGAAAAGAACGCGCAGCAGATCAGGATGAAGTTCCCCAACATCCAGTCGTTTGCGGACTATGCTGCTGCGCAAGGGATGCCGTTGGCCGGCGGTGCTGCGGGTTCTTCGCTACAATTTGAAGGCAAGCTGCCCAAGTAAGGACACGCCCCCATGCAGACCTACGACGTAAAAGGCCCGGACGGACGCATCTATCGCTTCAAGGGCCCGGAAGGCGTCCCTCAAGAAGAACTTGAGGCTGCGGCGCGCAGGGAGTACCTGCGCCAGCCGGCCCCCGACAAGTCGAAGGAGGGGTTCTTTGCTGCGGCCAAGGCGGGCACTCAGCGCTTGGCTGGGGAAGCTGCGCTTACGGCCGGCAAGATGGGCATCATCGAGCCGGAGCGCGCCGAGCAGATCTACGCTGCGCAGCAACAGCGGGCGGCGGAACGGTTTCGCCCCACCGAAGATTCATGGCTGGAATCGCCACTGCTCAAGCTGAAGGAGCTTGCGGGCGGATCGGTTCCGTACATGATGGCCCCTGTGGCGGTAGGCGGTCTCGGGGCGTTGGCGGCAACTGGTGTGGGGGCACCGGCTGCAGCGGGGATTGCTGCGCTGGGCGGTGCAGGGCTTACGTCCCTCACGCAGTTCACCGGCAGCAACCTTGCGCGTAACGTCGAAGAAGGCAAGCGTCTCGCTGAGACCAGCGGTGCGGGTGCGGTAGCAGCGGCCATCCCCCAAGCGGCCCTTGACGTTGTGTCTCTGCGGATGCTGCCCGGCATCGGGCGCATCTTCAACCGCGCAGGCGTCGAGATCAGCGAAGAGACGGCGCATCGTATTGCTCAGCAGAAGTTGCGCGAGCGCGTAGCAGACTACACGCTGGCCACCGGCAAGGCGGCAGGCATCGAAGGCACCACGGAAGCCGCGCAGCAAGTGCTGGAGCGGCTGCAGGCCGGGCTGAGCATCACCGACGCCGACGCGCGGAAAGAGTACTTCGAGAGCTTCATCGGCGGTGCGGTGCTGGGCGGAGCGATTGCGCCTGTCGGTACGGCGCTGGATCGTGGTCGTGCGGTGCGTGAAGGCACGCGCATGGGTGAAGAGCGGTTGAAGACTGGGCTGGAGATGGGTCCGCCAGACCTGCCCGCGCTGCTAGCTGGCCCGCCGGATCTTAGCGGTGCGTTTGGCCCGCCGACATGGGCCAAGGGGCTGGAGTCGGCTGGAGCACCTCCGCTCAAACTGGGGCTTTCCGAGACGCCTGACCAGCGACGCTCGCGTGTCGAGCAAGGGATTGCCGGCATCGAAGCCGAGCTTCAAGCGCGTGCGCAGGGCACAGAGCCCCTCACGCCGGAGCAGATCATCGCGCTCGATGCGCAGATGGAGCCCAAACGGCAGCAACTGGAAGCGCTCAAACAAGAGCTTGCCGAGATCGGCCCGCCTCCGCCGGCCCCGCCGCCCATGGCCTCGCTTCAGCAGCAGGAAACGAAGCTGCTGCAAGAGATCGAAGCGGCGCGTGGGCGCGGTGACCTGTCGCTGCAGGCACGGCTTGCGCGCAGGCTTGTCGAGGTGCGCCGGCTGATGGGCAAGGCCCCGACCGAAGAGGCGATGCCGACGGCCACGGCGGAGACGCCAACGCCTGAAGTGCCGACCGTCGAAACGCCGCAGCCTACGGAAGCCGAGGCGCTGTATCAGCGCGCAGTCGAGGCGGTGCAGGCGTCGGGCAAGGCCAGCGTCTCCAGCATCCAGCAGGCGCTCACAATCGGGTACAAGCCCGCTGCCAAGCTGCTCAAGCAGATGGAGGAGGCGGGTGTCGTCAGCCCGCCGCAGGCCAATGGCCGACGCACGGTGCTGCAGCCTGCGCAGACGGCAGAGCCCGCCGAAGCCGTCAAGCCGGAGCCCACCGAGGCGCTGCCTGCGCCGACCACGCCTGCAGCAGAGACCACCGAGTTGACTGCGGCAGCGGAAACGACTGCCCCTGAGCCGACTGCCCCTGCCGAGAAGCCTACCAAACCCGCCAAGGCAGCACAAGCTGTTGCGCCGGCCGAGGAGCAGGCCGAAGCGCCGCTGCCGGAGTACAAGACGTGGCCCCCGACGCAAGAGCCGGCTGAAGGTGCACCGAAAGGCGAGCAGTACTGGGGACCGCCGAAGATCACACCGACACGGGAGAAGCGCACCGATGAGTACGAGCGCAACCTGCTGGGGGCGCTGCGCCGGCTGACCAACTATTTCGAGCCGAGGAAGGGCATCAACCCGCAGACGCAGGCGGTCGAGATGATGCGCCCCGAGCCCACCGAGGCGCAAGTCGAGGCAGTCACGGAGCTTCTCACCCGAGGTCTGGAGCGTGGCAATCTGCGTGCCGAGGCACAGCGCGCAACGCGCGCGCAGGGGATGGCGGACGAGGAGCCGCGCATGCGCGGCGTCAACATCGACGCGGTCCGGGAACTCGTCAACGACATCGCCAAGAGCCCCGAGAAGCGCCAAGCCGTGCAGAAGGCGCTGCGTGACCCGGCAGGGTCCGACTTCTTCGACACGCTCAGCAAGCGCCTGTTGACGCGCGAGCGTCGGGAGTACCCCGTTCGCAAGCCGTCGCCTACACCCGCGAAAGCGGACAGCCCTGTCAGGCGGCTGAGCAGCGCGTACAAGCAGGCCGCTGGAGCCAAGCTGGGGGACGAAGACGCTGCGCTCATGCAGCAGTTGCGGCCCTTGCTGCCGCGCATCGCCACGGCTACGCCGGAGGTCGGAGATACCGACACGCGCGAGGTGGTGTCCAAGTGGCTGTCGTCAGCCGCGCAGGGCAAAGCGTCGGCCACAGCCCGCGCGCAAGTGGCCAAGATCGTGCAGTCGTACGGGGAGAAAGCCCCGCCCAAGCCCACCAAGGCGCAGCAGGTCGCTGAGAAGAAGCGGGCCGAGGCGCAGGCCAAGGCCGACAAGGAACTGGAGCAGGCGCACGCGGCGCTGGAGAAGGCCACCGCACCGCTGAAGGAGAAGCTCGCTGCGCTGCAGGATGCAGCCGCCAAGCTCGTGCAGGCGCGTGACCTTGAAGGCAAAGCCGCTGCGCAGAAGCGCAACGAGGCCATCACCGGCCTGATGAAAGCCGAGAAGGCGTTGGAGCAGCTACGTCTGGAGATTGCCGCGCCGTTTGCCAAGCAGGCGTCCAAGGTGCTTCCCGGCTGGCGTGCACAGGCCATGAGCGCCGACTACTCGGCCGCGCAGCAACTGATCCGCGTCTTCGAGCGTGCCACTGAGCAGGCGGCAGAGCAGCTGTTCACTTCGCGCTCGGGCATGACGGAGGCGCAGCTTCAGAACAGCATCTCCCTGCGCGAGGCGATCTCTGAGCTTCGGCAGGCGTACGAGTCCCCGGACAGCACCGCGCAGATCCGCAGTGATGCCGTCAAGGCGGTCGAGAACGCGCTGACCTACGTCCGCAACGCGGGACTGCCCAATGACAGCGTGAAGCGCATACGGCGTTTTGACGAGATGCTGGAGCTTGCGGACAGCGCTGCGAAGCGCTACGTCGAGCGTATGGGTCGGTTTGCCAACATCCAGCAGACGCTGCGTGACATTGACGCGGCGCGGTTCATGGCGCTGTCGGTGCAGCACGCTGTCACGAAAGGCAACGCGGACAGGCTGATCGAAGCGCAGGAAGCGGTGGTGCAGGCCAAGCAGGAGGCCGACCTTGCGCAAGAGAGCATGAACGCTCTGGCCACGCAGCCTATGGAAGAGCAGCTGGGGCCGCTCCGCAAAGAGATTCGTCAACTGCGTGCCAAGCTGGACGACGCTGTCAAGGCCCTGTCAGTCACTCGCGACAAGAAGTCTGGCCCGCTCAGCGGCCAGCTTGGCAAAGCGCTGCTGCAGCTGAACGAAGATGTCATCATCGCCATCGATCCGTTGAAGCCGTCCGAGATGACGAAGACGGATGATGGATGGGCGCTGAACTTCGAAGAGCGCACCGTCCGCGCGATCATGCATACGGCGTCTCCGCAGGCTATTGCCCGGCTGGAAGCCAAGTACGGCAAGGAAGCGCGTGAAGCTGACGAGCAGGCAGTGCGCCGCGTGTACGGCGATGTGTACGGCGCTGACGGTGTTACGCCTGTTTCTAGGCGACGTATTGAGTTCCAGCGCGGGCTTTCACCTAAAGAAGAGGCGCGTATCGCTGCGCTCGAAGAAAAGTATGCAGACCTGCTGGCTCAACGCTTTACTGGCGATTCTGTCAATGACAAGCTGCTCAGCGAAGCGCGCGAAGCAGTAAAAGCCAAGATTGAAACGTACAACAACAAGGCCACGGAGCGTCAGAAAAAACTGGAGAACGCTTATGCAACGATGATCGCCTCGCGCAAACAACTGGAAGATGCCTTCGCTCAGACCACCACAGAGTTCAATCAAGAACGCGACCCGCTGCTTGCCGAAAAAGACAGGCTACTGCAAGAACTAACTGTTGAACGCACGGCTGAGCAGATCAAAGCCATTCTTGGGCTCAAGAAAGACTTCTCGCTGGAGGTGCTAAAGGCGCGTCTCGACGCTAGTTACGCCAGCCGCATTGACAAGCTAGACGCCAAGATTAAAAAGTTCGAAGACGCGTACAGTGCTAAACAGGACAAAACCATCACAGAGCTAGCCAAAGTCAATACGGCTTTTGAGCGAGATCGTGGCGTTTTTCGTACTACGTTGCCGACACGCGCCGAAATCGCGGCTGCACGCGGTAGCGTGACGCGCGCCGCCGAGAAGAAGCACATCGACGTGCTTCGCGGGCAGATCGAACTAGCTATGCTCATCACGCACAAAGCGGTAGAGCGTATTGCGGCCACGCAGCATAAACGTCGTGTCAGTTCACCGCTCATGCGTAAACTTAGCACGCTTGCCCAGTTCTACACAGGCGTAGGACGCTCTCAAAAAGGCGGCGATGGGCGCGGGCGGCTGCTTGAAAGCACACGCGTTAGTGAACGAGACGTGCCGTTTAGCGCGTTTGAAATTCGACAAATCAATGAGCTTACAGACGCCATCACTGGCAAACCCGCACTTAAGCGTTCGGAAGCGCAAGCGCCGTACGTCGCAGGCGAACAGCCGACGATTAAGCGCGCAGCCGCCACGACGCTTGAGTCTTTCTTGACTGAAGCCGAAGCAACGGTGCTGGCGCGTACAGACATCAAGATGTCGGAAGTTAGCAGCATCATCACTGACGCAATCGATCTGACAACAGAACGCAGTTCAGCAGTTGGACGTGCTTTCTTTTCTGGCAAGCTGAATAAGCTACTGACCGGCCCCGCGCTTAAAGGCGAATCGGGCTCAGCCGTCGAGGCAGCCCTGAGGCGTTTGTACTCAATAGCGGCAGGTGAAACTGCCGGCACTCGTAGACCGCTGACAGAAGCCGAGCGTCTTGCACAAGATGCTGAATTCTTGTCAAGTTCAGCCGTTGAACGACGTGCGATGTCCGTGGCACGGCAGCAGAAGATTGCCGAGCGTATGAAGCCTCGACCTATCAATGACGAAGAAGCCAGCGCGCTGCGAGACGACAACGACTTCTACGCTCGGCAGACTGTCAATGATGTGAGCGCGGATGTGCAGCAGGCGTTGGAGAGCAACGACCTGCCCGCAGCGCTTCGTCTGCTCAGCGAGAACGCCAGCAGCCCTGAGAACCGCGAGACGGCGCGCCGCCTCCTCGACAACATCGAGGGTGTGCGCGTGGTGGTCGCCGACGAAGTGACGCTCGATGGCAAGGCGGTCGAAGGCAAGTACAACCCGCAGTCGCTGACAATCACGCTCGACCGGGCACTGCTGAGCGAAGAGACGCTTCTGCACGAGGCCGCGCACCCGGCCACACTGAGCAGCCTCGACGCGCCGAAAGGCGAGCAGGCGCAGGCGGCGCGCGCCGAGCTTGAGAAGCTCTACAGCGAGGTCAAGGCCGATCCGAAGTTCGCCAAGGAGTACGCCTCGACCGACCTCAAGGAGTTCGTCTCCGAGCTTCTGTCCAACGCCGATCTGCGCAACAAGCTCGACGCCCGCGAGGGGCTGCTCAAACGCGTCTACAGGGCGCTGATGCGCCTGCTCGGGTTCGACACCCAGACCGCGTCGCAGAAGGCCATGGCGCAGGCGTACAAGCTGTTCCAGCCGGCAAGCGCCGCGAGCGCCGATAAAACCATTGGCTCTGCCGGTAGAGTCAAAGACGCTGCAGTTACTTTCAGGGGGCGTCGAGGACACGCAAGCAACGAATCGGTTATCGCGTCTTTGCGCGTTATTGACGAAGATGACGACATAGCGTTTGAGTACCCAAAGCGTGTTGGCGCAGTAATGTTGGAGAACATCTATCGAGTAGACAAAGGCGAAACCGGACGAGCTACTCCACTACTGCAGTCAATAGCCAACTGGGCAGACGCTAACGGTAAAAAACTGGTGTTGATGCCGTCTGGGGAGATTGCTAACTCCAGAGCCGCGTTAAAAAATTGGTATGAACGCAACGGCTTTGTTTCAAAAGCGGACGGAGCCATGGAACGTGAACCTGTCCGACGTGTTCTTGCTTCTGCCGTACGCGCGCGTGGCATCAACGCTGTGATGAACGGCGTCTTCCCCGGCACCAAGCCGGTTGCTGCGGCCAGTGTCGGTTCTGATGTCGCGGATGCGGTCTCGCGGGTTGTGGGGCGCAACGCCTCGCTGGGGGACAAGTACACAGCCTTCACTGCCGGCCTCACCGTGCGGCAGGCCATGTTGGATCGGTGGGCGTCTGTCGAGCACATCCTCAAGCAAGGCATCGCCAAAGGCAAGATCGACGAGACGCGTGCCCTGCAGCTGCGCGTTAACATGCGACTGCACGACCAAGTCAACCAGATCACGAGCGCTGGCCTGACGCGTGGTGGCATTCAGTTGACAACGGACAAAGAAAGCAAGGGGGTCAAGTACGTCGAGGCAGTTGGCGGAGCCAACGCCATCCAGATGGCCAACGCGCTGCGCAAAGCCAAGGTAGGCAACGAGCAGTTCACCGAGCAGCTGTTCACGACGTGGCTCGCTGTCAAACGCGCCGAGTCCATGGAGGGCGGCTACCGCAAGCTGAACTTCGGTGTTGATGCGAAGGGCAATCGCCTGTTTGACGCGCAAGACGGTGCAGCCATCAAGGCAAAGGTCAACTCCGACCCCGCCACGCGTGAGGCGTTCGAGGAGGCTCGGCGCATCTACCGCGAGTACAACGACGGTCTCATCACGCTGCTTGAAAAGTCTGGTGTGATCGACTCGACCAAAGCGGCGGAACTGAAGAAGGGCGACTTCGTTCCGTTCTATCGCATCTCGGGCGACGTGGTGGAACTCGACATCGGCGCGTCGCGTCCTGTCACCATCGGCAACGTCATCGACCAGCCCTACCTGCGCGAGCTTGTGGGCGGCGAAGACAAGATCATGCCTGTGTTCTCCAGCATGGCGCGCAACACCGGGCTGCTGGTGCAGCTGTCCCTGCGCAATCTGCAGGCCAAAGACGTGGCCAACATGCTGCAAGAGACGGGGCTTGCCACCATCGTCTCCAAGCGCATTGAACAGAACGGACGCATCATTCGGTTCAAGTACGGCGGCAAAGAGTGGTCTGCTGTGCTTGACGCTGCGGCTTTCAAAGAGCAGGGCCTGACGCCTGAGATGGTTGTGCAGGGGCTGCAGGGCGTGAAGACCGCCATCCCTGCGGTGGTTCAAGCGATGTCCTACCCGGCGTCGCTGCTGCGCAAGTCCATCACACGCACGCCTGTCTACGTCGTGCGGCAGATGATCCGTGACCCGCTCAACGCGTGGCTCACCACAGGCGGGGACATCAACCCGCTGAAAGTGGCGGCGGGCGGCATCAAGAACATGTTCTCGACCAAGTCCACGAAGACAGAGGACACGCTCAGCCGGGCCGGCGTAGTCAGCAGCCACGTCTTCAGCAACAGCCCTGAGGATGTGGCGCGCATCCTCCAGCAGATCACCGCTGGCGGGTCGAACTGGAACGCGGCCATGGCCAAGCTCGATGGCATGGCTCTGAAGGCTGACGCGCAGACGCGGGCGGCGGTCTACGACAACTTCCGCAACAAGGGCATGACGCACGTCGAGGCGCTGCTCAACACGCTGGAGTCGATGAACTTCACGCGGCGCGGAACCTCCGCGTCGATGCTGTGGCTCTCGACCATCATCCCGTTCTTCAACGCACAGGTGCAGGGCCTCGACATCTTCTACCGCGCGCTGCGCGGCGACGTGCCCTACGAGCAGAAGATGCACGCCCGCGCTGAACTGCTGAGGCGCGGTGCGATGGTTGCCGCCGGCACCATGGTCTATGCCCTGCTGATGCAGGAAGATGAGTCCTACAAGAACGCGACGCCGGAGGAGCGGGCCATGAGTTGGTTCGTGCCCATCCCCGGCGGCGGGTCGTTGCGCGTGCCCATCCCGTTCGAGTTCGGCATGCTCTTCAAGTCGCTGCCTGAGGCGCTCATCAACACCGCGTTCGGCGACACGCGCGTCTCCGAGGCCATGGGGGCGCTGGCCAAGCAGCTGACGATGTCCAGCCCGCTCTCGCTGCCCACCGCCATCCAGCCGATCATCGAGCTTACGGCGAACTACAGCTTCTTCACCGACCAGCCCATCGAGTCTGCGCGTGAGCGCAACCTCACGCCGGGCGAGCGCTTCCGTCAGAACACGTCGGAGATCGCCAAGCTCATCGGTGGAACCCTGAACGTCTCGCCCATCGCCATTGAGCACCTCGTGCGCGGCTACACCGGCTCGACCGGCATCCTCGCTTTGTCGCTGATAAATCCGATACTGCGCCCGTTCTCTGCCCAAGAGATGGGGGAGCGTCCCGAGCGATCGCTGAGCGAACTGCCCATGATCGGCTCGCTGGTGCAGCCCGAGAACGGCCGAGGGCTCATCAACGCGGCGTTCGACGACATCAACCGCATCCAGCGTGCAGCCAGCACCTACCGGGAGATGATCGAGTCTGGGCGGGTGGACGACGCCCAGTCGTTCGCTGAGCGCTTCTCGCGTGAGATGGCGCTGACCTCTACCGGCGGTGCGTTCCGCCAGCAGATGGGTGAGCTTGCTCAGCAGAAGCGGATGATCGCAGCCAGCGCCGGCCTGTCAGGCGAGCAGAAGCGTGCTCAGATCGACGAGATCAAGAAGCTGGAGATCATGATGGCGCGCCAGATCCGCGATCTGGTCAACGCGTCCGAGTGAAGAGCACGCCCAGCTTGCCCTTGTGGATGACGTAGCGCACGGTGAGTCTGTAGCGGAAAGGGAGCGCGGTTGCAAAGCCGCGCTCCTTCACGCCATTCAAGTCAAGACAGGGGATGAAGAGGCTCTGGCCTACCTCAACGCGATCCCACGGAAAGCGTACTTGAGTCTTCATCGAGTCGATCCTTGGGCACCGTAAGGTGCATGGTCAGCACCCGTAGCGCCGGTCCATCCACACGCGCAAGCATGTCCTTGCGCACATTGAAACGAACATGCACGCCCTCAGTGTGCATCGCTTGCAGCCCACGCTTCAGATCAGCAAAGCCAAAGCTCATAGCCGCACAGTGCTGACGCAGCAGCTGCTCTTCAACGAAGAAGTCCACTAGGTGAGTGTGCGTCACCCCGTGCTCAACCCTGCCCATGACGTTGGCTTTGGTTGAGGTCTTGCCGGTGATATCGACGCCAAGGTCCGTGAGCAGATCGCCTTCGCTGCTGCGACGGACCACCACGAAGCGCCCGTGGTACTCGCGAATGTAGGCGTTGAGCACGTCCTCGGCAGACCGAATCGACGCCTTGTAGCTGACGCGTGCGGCCTGCACCAGCGACTTGAGCGCCCCGACGACGGGCTTGATGGGTACGGACAGCAGCTGCGTGTAGTTCTCTCCCAGCAGGATTGTGGCGGTCAGGATGTTGGTGCAGGCTGCGTGCCAGATACGCTCCTCATCAGTGAACGCGAACTCGTTGCGAACCCGTGTGTGCACCTGCGCCCAGAGATCAGCAACCTTCCGGTAGTTGGACACGCAGTAGCGTATCCACTGCTCACCCGCCACGCCGTAGTTTGACCGCAGCATCTGCAGAACCGCCCGCTCTCGGTCGTCGAACTGCAGTTCTTTCGACGGAGTCCACTCCAGCATACGCATGAGTTCGCCATGCGATGAGTGCTTGCGACTGCCAGTCAGCAGATCGATCATGTGCACGTTCGATGTGAGCGTGCAAGTTGAAGACCACGTCGAGTTGTTCAGCCGTTCCTTGTTGGAGCTAGACTCCATGCGCTCCTTGCCCTGACCCTCCGCGAAGTCGAAGATGAAGGCGGGGGCCCACTCCACGTCATTGCGGGCCTTGGACGTGATCTCGTCGCTGAGCAGCGGCAGGCTGTTCAGCAGGCCAGCGCGTTGCTGCATGGCCACGGGCGAGGTGCCTTTGCTGGTGCGGTAGCGGATGGGGTGGCCCCACACGCCGGCCTTCAGCGAGAGCGTGAGCGACTTGCCGGTGCCCGACGCCGTGGACCCGATGTGCCACACAAAGCCCTCGTGGTTGCTGAAGTGCATCAGCGTCGAGCCGAAGCTGTCGATGCACAGCGCCAGCATCGTCCACATCTCGCGGTCGATCAGCAAGTTCCACGGACGCCGCCAATCCTCCACCGTACCCCGCGCCTGCGTGACGCGGTTCAGGTTCTCCAGCCCCGGCATGGGCACGATGTGCTCCGTGCCGTCAGGACGGAAGACGCGGTTGTTGTAGACGAAGGTGCGATCACGCTGCCAGCCAAACTGCACCGGCACGTCGAGCGGCTTCTTGTTCTGCGACGCTTCATTCACACAGGCGCGAACATAGCCAAACAGGTGCACATCCATGGCCGACCCACGCGACGCGTAGATGTTGTGCGCGGCCAGACACTTGAGAAGGTCGTCACGCGATACGACGGCCTTCGTCGGCATGATGATCGAGATGTAGTCTTTACCATTGCCGTCTGGCGTAGGCTTGATCGCCATCATGTGTACGCGATGCTCGCCGTCTTCCATCTTGAGCAGATCGACGACAAACAGGTCATGGGAGAGCACTTCCACCTTTGTCTTGATTGTCACACCGGAGGCGTCGGTCTCCTTCACCTCCACATACACGCCACCGCGCTCACCGTACATGTAGCCACGCGGTGGTGAGGGGATCTCCACTTTGCGCGTCTGCAGGACACCGGGGCCGTCGTCTTCATCGTCGTCAAGCACCGGCTCGGGTGCGTTGTCGTCCTTCAGCGTGTTCGTCGGGACGATGATCTGTCGCGGCTCAACGTGCGTCAACACGTCACGGCCCAGCGCCAACGCGTTGGTGATCTTGCCCCAGTGCGGGCAGCTGGGGCAGACGCCGGGGTTCTCCGAGTCCATCTTGATGCACGGGTACGGCCCCTTGATCTCCGCGAGCTTGGCGTGCATCCGATGCTCGGGGTAGGGGTGCAGGGCGCTCAGTTCCCGTGACGCCTCGTCGCCGTCCACGCAGACCTTCGTCCACGAGAGCAGTCCACGCCACAGCGGCTCCATGCCGTCGTCCGACGCGTTCTTGCTGTAGTGGGCCAGCTGGCCGCACCCATCCCCGCGCTCGGTGCGCAGCATGATGGTCTTGAAGTGCGTCGTCACATTGCCCAGCAAAGCCTCGGCGGCGGCGCTGCGCCGCTGCTGCGCACGGCTGGGGGCCGTGCCTTCCAACGACACCCCGTGCGCCACGAAGCTGTTGCTGATGGGCGCGTAGCGCTCCGACAGTTGGGCGCGGACGATGGCGCTGAATCGGCGCAGATCGACCGGACCCGTGCCCTCCTGCAGCAGCTTGACCCGGCGCGGCGTGCCGTACACCTTCTTGTGATTCAGCGTGTCCGGGACGCGCAGAATCCGCGCCGCATCCGCAGTGGCGGTCATGTCGATGTGGAAGCCTTCCTGCACGCACAGGCGCTTGAAGTTTTCAGCGATAGGCTTCCATGTGACGATGTCCACCGGCTCCGTCAGCGGCCAATAGCAGTGAAGCCCCCCGCCCGATGAAATGACGTGGGGTTTGCCTAGCTCAGCCAGACCCGTCTGGTCAATGAAATCATAGAGAGCAGCGCCTGCTTCTGCCTTAGTGTCATACTTGTCGATGTCGATGTAGATGGCCTTGATGGCTCGCGCGTTCTTGGCTGTTCGGCGTTCCTTCCGCATGTGCTCGACGGCGGGGTCGAATGTCGCCATTGCGAAGTAGATGTCATAGTCGGCCTTGTACCAGCGCTTGATGTGTGGGGATAGCTCCTCCAGTGTGTGAGTAAAGACATGGTACTTCCGTTCACCCGATATGGCTGCTGCGCAGTACATCCCATTTCCGAGAGGCGGCAGCACGTCGGCCATTAGCTCCAAAGCACGCATTGTTCTTACCGATCATCGTCAAGCGTCGCCTCCAGCCTCTCGAATAGCTCTTCGACCCACCCATCGGGCGCTTCTTCGGAGCCAATCAAGGGCGCGAAATGCTTCAGGTCTTCGTCTGAAAGTCCCTCAGGCTGAACTCCGTGCATATGGCTCTCCATGCGTCTTGTGTTGTCTGGGCCGCTTGCAGGCAGCGCACTATGCGCTCGACCTTGGGGCGGTATGTCGGGGTCACGTCCTTGCCGTGCATCCAGTTGTACACGGTTTGACGCGTGGCACCTGTGGCCTCTTGCAGAAGCGTCACAGGGATGTCGTGGTAGATCGCCCAGCGCCCTAGACGAACGCCTAGCGTGACGGGCAGCGATTGAACTTTGTCGATGAAGGCTTGGCGGTACATGGCTGGCGGGGGCTGCGCTTAGCGCAGCCCCGCTGCTCCTCTTACTCGTCGTCCCAGTCGGACAGGGCCTTGGCCAGATCGGCCTTGGGCGGGGCGCTCGGCTTGGCGGCAGGCTTGCGCACACCCGGCTCCTCAGCGTCTTCATCGTCTGCCACGGGCGCAGCCTTCTTCGCCTTGGGCGGGGGCACAGGCTCGTCATCCTCCACCACAGGCGCGGGCTTCTTAGCCTTGGGCGGGGGCACAGGCTCGTCATCCTCCACCACGGGCGCAGCCTTCTTGGCCTTGGGCGGCGGGACATCGTCCTCGATGACCGCCTTGGTGGCCTTCGGCGGCGTCCCATCGATCTCAGCCGGCGCGACGTTGTCTTGCTTGGCGACCGTCATGGTGACCGCCTTCAGCGCCTCCTCGGAGCCGGCCTTCTCCTCCACCGTGGCGTACTCGTCGTCCGACAGCCAGCGCATGGCCTTGAAGACCAGCTTGGGATTGTCAGCATCAAGGTCGAAGCGCATGCGGGTGACGACCGTCTCGGGGTTGATACGTTGCGCGGCGAGCCAGCGAGCGTACTCCTGAAGCGGGCGCTTGTCTCCCTTGGCTTCGCCAAACAGCGACGTTGCCGGCAGAGCCAGCTGCATGACTGCGCCCTCGATGTCGTTGGCCAGCACCACCGCGATGCGCTGCTGGTAGCGGCAGGCGCGGCTGTTGCCTTGCCCCGACCCGGCCACGTTCTGCGGGCACGACGCGCACGTCTTCGCCTGCGGCGACGCCGAATCAGGGCTGGGGGTGTCCCCGTCAGCCGACCAGCAGTCCGGCGCTGCCGAGTTTTCGGGGTCGTACTTGGCGGCGTACCACACGCGGCCGACCTTGGGCGCGGCCTTGATGACCACCACGTCGAGATAGCGCTCCTCAATGGAGGCAATCTCCTTGCCGTTGTCGAGCAGGCGGAACACACCGGCTGCGATGGAGATGCGCTTGCCACCAGCACCGCTGCCCGCGAGGGCCTTGGCGGTTTCAGAAAGCTCGGCTTTGCGCGCGAACGCGGGCACCTGCGACGGGTTGAACTGAACGACTGCGTTCATGAAATCCTCACTTGGACGGTTTACGGACAGAGATCGTGTACTCCGAATTGCTGTTCAGCCCCGGAGGTACGAGCGTTGGGTTTGCTTCCAGAAACTGCGACATGTTCTTCTGACTGATGCGTTTCTCCAGTAGGTCAAGTGCATCGTGTTGCACAACGAACTGCTTGAACGCATCCCAGTCTTGCGCGTGGTAGCGTGTCTGCAGGCCGAGAATGACCGTGCCATGTGCAGTGTTGGCGCTCTTCACGCCCATGCCGAGCAGCCGGTCTTTCAGTTCGTTACGCACAGCGTCGCGCTGTACGGTGAGTTGCGCGACCTCCGCATCATATGCTGCGGTCAACTCTTGAATGCGCCCTTGGATCTTGCGATACACACGGGCGAGCTTGTCCAGCGGCACTTCGTCCGCGTTCGGTACATCTGACATTGTCCTCTCCTAAACGGTCGGTGGGTCCGACCCGCGAAAGTCTACGCTTTGTAAAGAGTTTGTCAAGCGCCGTTGAGCGCCTGTCGTGCCGCAGCCTCAGCCTCGAACATGCCGACGAGCAAAGAGTGGTCGCTCACTTTGCCGGCCAGCGCCTTGAACAGTCGCTCCTCCACCGGGCTGCTCTGGATGTGGATGACGCGAACCTTGTCGGAATCCTGCCCCTTGCGGTCCGCTCGCGCGATGCACTGCAGATATTGCTCCACGCTGAGCAGCGGCCCGTAAAAGACCACCGTGTCGGCGGCTGTCAGGGTGATGCCGTGCGCCGTGGCCTGCGGTTGCATGACGAGTACGCGCGGGTCCGGGTTGCGCTGGAAGTCGTCGATGATCTGTGCGCGCTTGGAGGCGTTGACGCCGCCATGGATCTGGGCGTGGGTGATCTTGTGCTTCTCCAGACTGCGCGTGATCGTGTCGATGCTGGACAGGTAGAGCGCAAACACGATGACCTTTCGGTCCGTCTCCTCGATCACTTCCTGCAGCACTTGCAGGCGCGGTGTGGAGTCGAACTCGATGACCTCGTTGTTCTCTGAGTATGCGGCACCGCAGCTGATTTGCAGCAGTTTGTTCAACGCAACACCTGCGTTGGCGGCAGTGATCACCTCACCCGCAGCCATGACCATCATCTGCTCTTTGAGGATCTTGTAGTACTTCGCCTGCTGCGCAGACATCGCGACATTGCGCGTCTCCACAATAACGGGCGGCAGATCAAGACACTCCTTCTTGGTGAAGCGTATGGCAGGCTGCAGCGCTTCGTGGACGATGTCACGCGCGTTGGACTTCGGTACCCACTTGTAGGTGGTGACCTTGTTCATGACCTTGTCGCGCCACCCTGTCAGCAGCGTCGGCACGCCGCGCGGGTTGACGAGCTTGGCCAGCCCGTACGCGTCCACAGGCGACTGCGAAGCGGGGGTGCCGGTCATCATCCACAGGTACGTCTCTGGGCGCAGGATGGAAGCGAGCGCCTTCCACCTGTCCGTGTACGGGTTCTTGTAGGCGTTGGCCTCGTCCACGATGACGAGGTCGAACCGGCCGTCGTTGATGATCTCCTTGTTGATGATCTCCAGCCCGTCGTAGTTGGTGATGACAATCTCGTAGTCGCCCTGCAGCATCTCGACGCGGCGCGCTGCCTTGCGATGGTGGGCCACGATGGCGCTGCGGTGAATGACGCTGTTGGAGATGTCCGCCATCCACGCCGTATGCATGATCGACACGGGGCAGAGCACAAGCACCCGGCGCACATCGCCGCGCAGCATGAGGTAGTCCGCCGCCCACAGCGCGCTGAGCGTCTTGCCGGTCCCCGGCTCGTTGAAGCAGAAGCCGCGTCGGTGCAGCGTGAGGAAGCTGGCGGTCTCCCGCTGGTGCTGCATGGGGCGGTAGCGCCCCGGCCACGGGTAAGAGCGCATGATCGGACTGGGCGCGGTCTTCACGCCCAGATTGCGCAGCACCCGCATCTCGTCCAGCCCCCATGCCACGGCGACCGTGTAGCCGCCGTTGGGGAGCGTCTCCACCACCTTGGAGCGCGGGATGATGGTGTACTTCTCCGGCGAGCGCGTGCGGATCAGCACGGCCCGGTTGTCGATGATCTCCATCGTCAGCGCCCGTTGTCGGAGCGGTTGCTGCTGCGCGAACGCAGCCGGGTGTTGGACATCGTGCTCTTGCCGCCGGCACGCAGCGGCTTGACGTGGTCGATGTCCTTGCCCGAGCGGTCGATGCCGGCCTTGTCGTACGCCCGCCGCGCGCGCTGGCGTTCGATCTGATCCTTGGTCTCGCCGCTGGCCTTCTGCAGTTGGTACTTGTGTTTCCAGTCGCGTTTCTCAGGCATGATCAACTCCTATGATGGTTAGGGTGATGTTCGCATGAAACCACAGGGCACCACGGACAAAGCGGTGACTGTTTGGGGTTCCACACGTTGTTGCTTATACAAGCAGCCAGCTTTGCCGTTCGCTCCCGATAAAGTTGCCAGTGCGCGTCTGCTTCTTCGCGCAGCATTTTCTTCTTCACGATGTCGTTCTTGAGCGTAAAGATTAGCGCCGAGTTGACCTTGCGGATGTGGGGGAAGTGGGCAAATACCAGCAATGACATGAGAGTCAGCTGATCTCTGTCCGGGTACTTGTTGTTGCCGGTCTTCCAGTCGCCTACCCACGCAGTCAAGTTGTCGTCATCGACAACAAGAATGTCCGCTATGCCCCGCACCCACGTCTCAGGCGCGAACCACTCGCACGGCTCGATGTTGACGTTGACCGCCATCTGGTGCTCGGCCATCTTGCGCCCCGGCTTGGCGAGCATGGCGTCCGCCAGCGGCTTGTGTTGCTGGTACGCAGTAACAAACGGCTGGCCGTCTTTGATGTAAAGCTCAATGGCCTTGTGGACTGCGTTGCCGTAGATAGTAGCGGGCGTGTCCTTGCGTGGGTACTTCTTGAGAATCCGCACCTCATGATAGCGGCGCGGGCATCCCTCGAAGTCTTTGAGCGAACTGTGTGACCATTGCATCTAGAACTCCGCAGTGTCGATGGCTTGACTGAGCAGCTTGCTGAACTGCGTGACAAAGCGCTCGTCGTTGTTGAGGGCGCTGCCCATCTCGTGAAGGACGGCGTGGGTGATCTCGTGCCACAGAACCTCGTTGCGCTTGGCGGGCGGCAGCGGCTGGCCTGCGTGGCTCGTGTACAGCATGATGGTCTTGATCTGCGAGTAGCACTCGCCGTAGTAGCGGCGATGCGACTTGGCAAGGTGCAGCGTGTACCGCGACTTGCCGACCGTGATGTGGCGCGGGGCGGGGACGAGCTTGACTTCGTTGGCCATGGTGAGACTCCTAGTTGTCAGCCTTTCGCAAGGCCGTAGCGTCGGTGAGCGCCGACATCCGCTGCCAGAGGGATTCCCGGCATGTACTTGGGCTCCTTCGTCATCTGCTCCAGAACCCACTTCGTTGCTTCGTCTTTCTCCTGCTCGGGCACAACGACAAGCTGCTCGTCATGCACCGTTCCTACAATCGGGTACCGCTTGCCAGTGCGTAGCATACCATCTGTCATGACGATACGCGCCAGCCCCTGCGTGATGTTGTTGGTGATCTTGCCAGCGTAGAGCTTTGTCTCCTTGTCTCCGTCGCCGTAGACCCACTCGACTCGCACCCGTCCGTTCTTCTTGACTTTGCGCGAACGCAGATTCGGATAGCGCACGCTCATGCCGTTGGGGAAAACGATCTGCTCTTTCTGAAACGTCAGGCACTTGTGGTGGTACACCTCGCCGCCGTACAGCGAGCGCTCGATCAGCTGCGAGCAAAGCTCCCACAGTCCAACCACCGGGTGCGCAGTGGCGCGGTAGATGTCGATGATCTTCTTGGCCGCTACGCAGTGGATCAGCAACTCCTGCGATGTGCAGGTGTGCGGGATCTCCGCCATCGCCTTGAGGTTGTCGTCCCAGTCGAGGAAGCGCTCGATGTAGTCACGCGTGACGCCCAGCTTGCGCGCGAAGTCTTTGTCGTAGCGTACAGGTGGAGCACCCAGAAAGCCAACCAGCAGCTGCGTGGCGAACGATGCCCACCCCAGACCGTATCCTGCCCCCAGCAGCGCCGACTTCGCGCTTTGGCGAAGATCCGGGTGCGTCTCTTTCGTCATGCCGGGTATGCCAAACATCTGCGAACCAAACATGGCGTAGGCATCTTGCCGGGACCGGAAGATGTCTAGAATCTCGTCGTAGTCGGCCAGCCATCCCAGCACACGCGGTTCGATCTGTGAGAGGTCGCCGACCACCAGCACATGCCCCTCGGGGGCCATGATCGCCTTGCGCAGGAATGAGCCGCGCTTGAGGTTCTGCATGTTGATGGCGCTGCCTTTGGCGGCGCTCCAGCGGCCTGTGATGGCCCCGTAGTAGGAGAGGGGCACAGGCAGTCGTCCGCGTTCCGAAATCTCCATGAAGCGCTGCGCGCGTGTGCGCTCGGTGGTGGACTTCACCTTCAGCCTTGCCTCGCACAGCAGCGCCACGTCGCCGTTGTCGCCGTTGAGCAGTGCTTGGAACATGGCGTCGTTCTTGGCGAACGCGTACGTCAGGCCCTGCGGGTTGGGCGTCTTGGCCGTGGGCTTGCGCTTCTTCATGGGCGGCTCGACGCCCATGCGTCGCAGCACCTCCGCGAACTGCGGGCCGCTCGCCAGCGCATCCTCTGGGATGCCCAGCATCGCCAGCAACGCTTCACGCTGCTCCTTCTCCTCCAGCAGCGCGTGCACCAGCATGTCTTGGTCAAGCTCCAGCAGCGGGCGCGTGTACATCTTCAGCGTGAGGTCGATCAGCCGCAGTTCGCTGACCGGGTAGCCCACGCTCAGGCGCTTGTAGATCTCCTCGCACAGGAACACGTCGTGCTTGCAGTACTCGGCAAGCTCCTTCTCCTCCTCCAGCGTGATGATGCCCATCTTGCCGTCGGTGCTGTAGACCGCCTTGCCCTTGGGCGGCAGGCCGAATTCATCAGCCAGCTTGGACAAGCTGTTGCCCACCTCGACCCCGCGCAGCGCCCGCGCCATCGACAGCGTGTCGAAGATGAACGCCGGCTCGTAGCCGTAGACCCACGTCAGGATGCTGACATCGAACTGAGCGTTGTGGGCGAGCACGGCGGTCGTGCTCCAGTCGATCTCGTCGAAGATCTGGCGGATGTACTTGTAGCCGATCCAGCGCGGCGGCTCGTCGCTGCCCAAGAAGTGGATGCCTACGCCCCAAGAGGCAAAGCGCTTGTCTCGGATGTACTCCTCGGTTGTCATCTTGGAGAGCGTGTAGCCTGCCTTCGAGTCCCATTTAGTCTCGAAGTCGATTGTGAGTATTTGAGTGAATGGTGCGCTCATGTGGGTGCCTGTTAGTGACGCGTCATCTGGTCTTCGTCCATCATCGCCAGCATGTACGCTTGGGACGCTGCTTCCAGCATCCGTACTGTGTCCTCTTCCGTCGTCAGGTGCAGTGGATAGACTGATAACTCTTCGACCCCCTCGTAGTGTGTTAAGAGTACGGCGCGAAAGCTGAAGCGTTTCTTCTGCATGTAGCACGCCGCCAACTTCTTCAGGATGAATTGAAACTCCTTCAGCGCTTGATTGTTGGACCGCAGTTCGTGGTGGACTGTGGCCAGCAGATGCACATCCTCCAGCCGCGTCTGTTCGTCGTTTGACATGATCTAGCGCCTCTCTTAGCGCAGAAAGGTTGTCTTCGTTGATCACCAACGACACGCCGCCGGCTAGCGTAATGTCCTCCAGCGCTTTCTTTTGCAGCGCTGTGGTGGTCCCTTTTCCAGCCTTGGCCTCTACCGCGATAAAGCACCCGCAGTAGCAAATGAGGAAGTCTGGTGTTCCAGACTTGCCGTAACCTGTACCAATGGGCATGGCATAGTACGCTCCGTACTCTTTGAGCACGTCGCGTATACGCCGCTTTACTTTTGACTCTGGAGTAGCGGCCATCTTGTTCGTCCGGGGGAGATGCAGATTCCGCGCCCCCGGTGTTCGCGGTGCAGGTGGCAGGCGGAGGCAAAGCCGTAGTCAGTTCCGCCCGCCGCGACGAGAGTTCACATCTGCAAGGCCCCTCAGCGCCGCGCTCTCACCATGACTACAGGTGTTCGATTTACAGCAGCTTGCCCGTGTTGCCGTCGCTTGTCAACCGGACAACCTCGGGCGACGAAGGCTTCGCCGCCGCTGCTGTTTGTTCCAAATTCTCGATCAGCTTGTCGATGTAGTGCCGCGCTTTGCGCAAATCTTCGATGCCGTTTTTGTACCGCCAGCGCGACAGATACTTGACAGCATTGCCGTCGAAATAGCCCAGTCCCCAGTCATGGATCACATCCCACGTCTGGTACTTGAACTGCTTGTAGTGACCACCACCGTACTGAACTTCATTCGCGCTCATCATCTTTCTCCTTGCGCATCTCCTGCGCGTAGTACCTCAACTCGACTGTGCGCGCCGCCGCCCGCAGGCGGCTCACGCTGGTGGCTTTCATCACCTCGATGGCAATCGCCACGAAGGTCTCGATCTCGGCTCGTTCCTCGTCGCCCCAGCCGATCAGACTGGCCACCGCAGCCTGCAGCCGCTCGTCGCGCAGCTTGGCAACGCGCTCGACAAGATACTCCAGATCCTCCCGAGGCACAGCGGCGCGCTCGCGCAGCAGCGCGTGCATCCGTGCGGCCTGTTCGGCCACGAAGTCGGCGTCAGGTTTCGGGCGGCGGCTCATGGGGTGTTTCCTGCTGTACATCGCGCTGCGGCACTTCGTAGGTCGTCCATCGAGTGTTGCAGGCCATGCACTCGCGCCTGCGTGTGATCCAGCCCGTAGCGGGTTGCTTGCGCGAGTCGATGACCTTGGACTCCCACGAGTCGCAGGAGACGCAGATGGTCATGGGATCTTGTTTTCGTCGAGCCGGTGATCGCCGCACCAGTCGTCGGACTTCACCGCAGGGTAGCCGCTCATGGTCGGCGCGTGCCTGCGGCATCTTCCGACCTTCCACAGATCGCCTTCTGCCATGTTGTCGTGCTTCTTGCCGACGAACCACATGCAAGTCGTGCAGCGCATTCCTTCGCTGCGGTGCTTCCACGGATCATTGCTCATAGCTATTCCCTTGGTTGTTTGAAACCGAGCCGCCGGATGGCAAGCTCAAGCAGCATCCCGGCGTCCTCCGCCGAGTTGTCGGAGCGCGAAAAGCTGGATTGCCACTCGCCCCCTATGCGCCGACCGATCAGCCCAACGCTGACCAAATCGCCGTTCTTGGCATCCTCAAGCCATTGCTCCAGCATATTGATGCAGTCGCTGTTGTCTGGCGTTGTGGCTTTGAGGAATGGTTTGATGTTGTCATTCATGGCATGGCCTTCCCGATCTCGGTGCGGGTCACTTCTTCCCCCTTGCGCGGATGAATTCAGCGTAATGATCGGGCATCCAACCACTTCAGGAACGCCGACAGTTCAGGATATTTCTTCGTGAACTCCTCGCTGGCTGCTTCGTTTAGCCACTTAACACCATGTTCCAGATCGCCTTGAAGGCGCGACGAATACTCGTCGCTGATTGCCTCGCGCTCGGCTGCGGCACCGGCTTCGTAGGCCATCTTGAAGAAGCGTTCAATATGTCCTTTAGAGGCGGTCAGGTGGCCCCACATCTCTGCAACACCATGATCTTGGAACCCAGCCTCCTGCGCCATGCGGATGATGTCGTCGCGGTTCATACCATCGGCCCCAGTGCATCCCACAGGTTCTCGGCCTGCGGACGCGAATGCGTCGTGATCCCCGGATTGTCCTTAAGAGCCCAGAGCGTGGGCTTCTGCTTCAGTACCCTGTCGCGCAACTCATTTCGCTGTTGCAGGATGCACTCGGGCCTCATGCACCAGTAGTTGCAGGTGTGCAGGTTGCGGTCGTCGTTGGTCATTTCTTCCTCGCTGCCATCATGACGTCGGCCATTCTGTAGGCACGCAACGCAGTCCGAGCAAAATCGCTTTCGTGTATGCCGTCAGTCATATCTGCCTGCATCACCTTCGCCGCGAAGTAATCGCGCAGGGTCATGCCTTCTTCGTGATCAAAGTCTGGGTTGTGGCGCATGTCGCGCATCGACGGAAACGCCGGCCCGCCGTTGTCTTTCGTGCTCATTTCTTCCTCGCTGCCATCATGGCGTCTGCTACGTCAAACGCATACTTCGCAAGCTCAATCGTCTGGTAGTTTTCAGACGCCGATAGCATCCCCTGCATCGCCATCCCCGCATACCAGTCGTGCAGGGTCATGTTCGCCGCCATCGGCGGGAGCGTGGAAGAAATAACCGTTATCCCTTCGACTTGGACATTGCTCATTTCGCCCATCCTTTCGGCGGCTCTGCGAGGCCGCGCCATGGGTTATCCTTAAAAGGGTACGGCGTTGTCTCACAGGCCGCTTTGTAAACGGTAGTGCTGCCGTAATACCAACGCTCACCATCCCATCGCCGATACACTACAAATCTCGGCTTTTTGGCCTGATACACCCCCGGATACGCCGGCTTAACGTCGGCGGGGAACCACGGTGTAAACTTGCTCATGACTTCCCCTCCGCTTTTGCGATGGCTGCGCGGGCCTTGCCAAACCCAGCGTCAAGTTGTTCCCAGCCTTTGCCGTCTGCTGCATCCACTATCTCTTGCAAAGCTCTTAGCAGTTCCGGCGCTGCGGCGATCAAGCGGGCATTTGCGGTCTGCCTCGGGGTCATATCCCGATAGCTGGTAAGCAAACACACGGTTGTGTCGTCGTCGCTGCTGATCATGCTGCCCGTGATGATCCACGGCCCCGGCGTGTGCTTGCTCATTTCTTCCCCTCCGCTTTTGCGATGGCGGCGCGGGCCCGTGCAATGCGCTGACAGTGACAGCATCTTGATTGCGGCACGATTCCGTAATGACATGGGGCGTCTGGCGGCGGCATGTTCGGGGTTATCTCCTTCAACGCTTCCAGCAGTTCCGGCGCAGCGGAGATCAGACGGGCGTCGGATTCTTCCTGCTCTTTGCTGTATTCACGAGTGCTGAAGCTGCTTGGCTCAACGGCACAAACATACTCATAAACGCCGTCTACAAGCCTCGCTACAAGATTCGGGTTGCTGTCGTCTACAACCCACGGCCCCGGCGTGTGCTTGCTCATGACTTCCCCTCCGCTTTCGCGATGGCTGCGCGGGCCTTGGCTACGCAGGCCGCGACGTCTTCCGGGTCCGGCATACCTTCAAGATGGTCAGCCGCAGTACGCAACGCCGCCAGCAGTTCGGCGACCTCGGCGTGCAGCTTGGTGACCTCGGCCGCAAGCATGTCGCGGTGCTTTCGCACGCGGTGCTCGTCCCAGTAGAGCCGGCGCAGTTCGGCGGCTATTGGATGAGCGCCGGCTTTGTCTGCTTTGTCAGCCAGCAGCAGGGCTTCGGGTTGCTGGTCGCTCATTTCGTCCATCCTTTCGGCGGCTCTGCGAGGCCGCGCCAGGGTAATTCTTTCATCGACATACCGCCGTTGTTTGCAGCGCAATCTGGGTATCTGCTTCCTAAACACCAACGCTTACCATCCCAGCGGCGATACCAAGTCATGAGTTCGTTTTGCACCTCATACACCCCCGGATACGCCGGCTTGATCTCAGGTGGGAACCACGGTGTGAGTTTCATTTCTTCCCCTCCGCTTTCGCGATGGCGGCTCTGGCGGTCTGTTCTGCGCGTCCGATCAATTGGGGCAATGCCATCTCCAGCGCCGCCAGCAGTTCGGTGTTCAAGGCGTGCAGCCGGCGCAGTTCGGCGGCGGCTTTCCCATATCGTCCGTCGCTACTCCACTCCCACGCGGCAAGCGCATCAGCCAGCCACAGGGCTCCGGGTTGTTGGTCAGCCATTGTTCTTCTCCTTCAACGCGGCCTTAACGGCGCGGGCGAACTGCTGTCGCGTTAACCTCAATTCGTTCAAAACCTCAATCTTCTCCTCCGTCAGCCCCTGCCACTCGCGGCGGGGTGGGTGGGTGTAGAGGCTTTCGCCATCACGCAGCCTGCGCGCCGTCTCGACCTCCGCAACGAAACGCCCATTGTGGTACTGGCCGACCGTCTGTAGAACTCGCGCCGCCGGCTCCTGCTCCGTCTGCTCCTCCTGCTCCAGCACCGCATCGGCCACCCAACTTGCGCCTTGATACACCCCCTTGCGCTCCGCAGCCACCGCCATAGCGGCTGCACCAATCAACAGTTCGCGCAGTTCCGGCCGCTCCGGCTGCTCCAGCGCGGCGCGGAGCAACGCCGCCACGTTGTTGATAGCGTTGAGTGAAACCGTGTCTGTCTCCAACGCCTCCAGCGCCTGCTCCAGCAAGGCGCGGAGCCTGCGGATCTCAGCCATGTGCTCGCGCAGCGATGACTGTGTGGCCTCCAGCAGCGACCAATCTATCTCCTGCTGCTCCAGCGCGGCGCGGAGGGCGGTGATGGCTTCTTGTCCAAGTCGAATGGCTTTTGTGAACTCTAGCGGGTATTTGTGTTGCACATTCCGCTCCAACGCATCCAGCGCCTGCTCCAGCAGAGCGCGGTCAATCATGATCTTGCTCATCACCACACCCCCAGCCAGACGCCTGTGCCATGAATCCATGCCACAGGGAAAAACAAAGCACCCGCCACCAAGAAGCCCCACGATCCGTCGGCGAGGCAAGTGATGATGTGGGTGAGCCACGATGCAAACATCCAAACGAAAAATACGATGGGCCAGATGTCACTCATTTGATCACCTCCTCAGTGCAAAACACCCGGCGGAACTCGGCTTCTTGTGCGGCACTCGCTACGTCACTCGCTACGGCACTCGCTGCGTCACACGCTGCGGCCCTCGCTGCGGCCCACGCTGCGCCCCTCGCTGCGGCCAACGCTGCGGCCAACGCTGCGGCCAACGCTGCGTCACTCGCTGCGTCACTCGCTGCGGCCAACTCAGCATCCGTAGCCTCACCGTCGGCGTGTCGCTCTGCCACGTCAAGGGCAGCCAGCGAGCGAGGGTCCGCCATCAGGTGCTGTACTTTTCGGGCGCACCAGACTGCGTAGAGTCGAGCCTCACGGTCGATACCGTCGCAGGCACGCAGGCACCACAAGGCATCGTCCAGTCCGTTGGACTCCAACACCGTCGCCAGTGCGAGCGGCTCGTCGTCAGCCTGCGTCTTGCCAAGATGCTTGAGCAGTTTGACCCAGCCGCTCTCGCGCGGACCGTGCGAGCGGATCTTGTTCAGGGTGGTGTAGACCATCATTTGATCACCTCGTAGATGCCGGGGTTGTTGGGGGATACTGCGTTGAGCCTGCGTATCCAGCCGTACACGGTGAGATGTGCGCAGATGCTCTGCGCCTTGTTGTAGGGCAGTCCGGTGTCGCGCATGATGTCCGTCACCCTGAAGCTGCCGGGGTATTTCTCAGCCGCTGTCAGCACGCGGCCGAGGTAGGTGTTGGTGCGTGGGCGCTGGCGGTCGGGCGTCATGGGCCGGGCGTCGTAGACGCGCCGGGGGAGGACGTAGGCCAGCCGTTCGTGGGCCTGCAGTGCGGCGTTCATTCGCGTTCTCCGTCCCGGACGTAGGCGCTCAGGCGCGTGATCGACGCCTGATAGTACTTGACCATCTGCTGCGAGTACTCGGTCTGCGACTGATAGACCAGCAGCTGCCGCTGCGCCTCCTCCAGCTGCTTGCGCGCGATAGCCTGCGCGTTGGGCTTGCTGTACATGGTCTTGATCGTTTTGGTGATCTGCGTGAGCATGAGAGACTCCTGTTGTCAAATGCACCCTTGCGGGCAAAAAAAGGGGGCCGAAGCCCCCGAGTGGCCTTCGCTGCCTACGGCTGCTTACGCAGCACGCCAGACGCGATAGCCGATCTTGCCGTCCTTCGAGGCTTTGCCCGTACGGAACGTCCTGCCGGTTCGCTTGGCAGCAGCTGCCGATGCGCCCGACATACGACGCGCCAGCTTATGCATCGCCTCATCGCGATCTTCGATGCTCTCATCGATGGCGACGAAGAACGACTGGCCCACCTCCATCGTCTCGTACGGGTAGCGAGCGTTGCGAGCGGCTTTGCTGGGGAGCGGAATGTTGTCTTCGAGAGTGAACATGTGAGTCCTTTGTTGTTGAGGTTGTGGTCAGGTCGGCAGCAGCGCGGTCATCGCATTCAGAGCACGGGTCTTCAGGTCCGACCCCGGCCCCCACTGCGCAGAGACAAAGCGGTTCTCGTCTGAGCGAGCGCGGGTCCAGTGATCGACGTACTCAGTGACTGCGTTGACGTAGCCCCATCCGGTTCCAAACACGCCGTCGAGCTTAGCACCCTTACCGTCGCCTTTGAACAAGTCGATGATCTTGTTGTATCCGGCCGACAGGCGCACCTTGTCGTCGCTCGGCCCCGTGCCCAGCAATGCAGCCGTCGTGATATCTGCAAGCTCATCGTTCACGGTCACGTTAGCCAGCCGCACGATCTGATGGCGGAACGCAGCCCATGCTGCCTCGTTGAGCCCCATGAACTCCGTGACTTGCGCGGGGTCGAAAACGGAACGATGCGTGACACGCACTGACGGCTTGGCGTCCGCCATGGCCATCGCCAGCGTGTTTTCGCACACGGTGCGCACTGACGTGCGACGCACCTCGGTACCCGAGGAACCATCAGCGCTGGTGGAGACCAACAGGAAGCCCCCAATGCTGTCCTTGACGGACAGCGGGCTTGCTTCGCCGATCTTGGCCGTCGCCCAGAAGCGCTTGCCTCCGTGGATCGTGCCCGCAGCCGACAACTCCAGCCCGCCGACGCGCACGATGTCGCGGAAGAACTCCAGCACCTGTGCCGGCTGCACGATTTTGTACCGCTCGCTGACGATGCCCAGCGCCGCCTTGGTGTCACTGCGGAACAGGACGTGCTGCTCAGGCAGTTCGAGGAAGTTGGCGTCGGGGGCCGTGGCGTAGCGCACCTTCGAGCGCTTGATGCACCAGTTCATGCCGGCGGCTTCGCGCCACTCGTCGATGTTGGTGCCGTTGTCCACGGGATTGCCCAGACCATGCCAGCCTGCGCCATCAGAGCGCAGATAGGCGTACTCGATCTTGTTGGTCAGGGTGTTGGTGGTGAGTTCGTGTGACATGGTGAGTTTCCCTAGTTGAGTGGGGTTAGGACAGAAGTGACGGTAGAGACATAGTACATCAACGCTTGACCGTCTGCAAGCTAAGCTGACACTGGCCGGTTTACTGAGTGCGTGCCTTGTTCACTAGCGCATGCATAGCCTCCAGCGCTTTGACGG